TTTTTTTTTCAAGCAGAAGACGGCATACGAGATAGCGTAGCGTCTCGTGGGCTCGGAGATGTGTATAAGAGACAGATTATATGGGGGATTATAAATAGAAAAAAGGATTTTTTATGTCAGAGTCAAGTAAGTAGCAAATAAACAAATAGATATTAGAAAAATAGGTATTAGCTAATAAAATATTAACCATATGTGTATTAGCTCTTGTGCATTGTTATAAGGTTTTATAGGAAACAAATAATTTCGTAGTGTTTGGGTATAGTGTGTCTCTTTATATAGAATATTATAGAATAATTATTTTCTTTTTGAGAAAGGAGCAAGTAATGAGTAAAGAAATAATTACAAACTTACTTGGTAATCCAGTTAAAATCGTTGTGGGATATAACGACTACATTGGAAAAGTAGGATTTGTTAGAACAATCTTTCAGGACAATGATGGAAACATAAAACTTCATATTGATATTAAGAAAGAATGTCTTATTGAAGTTTATGCAACAAATGTATCTGTTTGTCCTGTTATTGAATCAAAGCCCATAGATAAACTATGAAAGGAGAAACAAATGATAAAATCAAGTATTATATTTGTCCCTTTGTATGCTATTTGTTTCATACTTGAAATAGGACGGATATTTTGTGTAACTATAACATGTTTATATAAGTTAATTAGAGATATAGTAATATCTCCTTGTTCATCTTACAAGTTTACACGCATGTAAACAATATGAAGTATCTAAATCAGTATCAACATAAGCAAATGGTAGTGCTTATATAGGATAATAATGAAATGTTTTTAATCTTTAACAGAAGGGAAAGACATGAGTAACGGAAGAGCTCGAAGAATAGCCAAATGTGGTTATACATTTTTAGCACTTAGTAAAGTAAGTGCAGATAAGTTGTGTACCGAGAAACAAAAAAAACAATGCGAAAAAAGTAAGGAATGTATATTTGGAACGTGGGATGAAAAATATAAAAAGAATTATAGACAGTGTCGTCGTGTTAGAATTGTAGCTACAAAAGAATATGATTTGTAGAAAGGATAGAGGAAAAAATGTCAGATAGAAGAATTGATTTTGCAGAAGAAAGAAGGATAAAAGCTCTTAATTGGAAAATACATAGATTAAGAGGTAAATGTCCTCACAACTTTAGAGCAGGAGAAAGTATAGGTTCAACTGAAGGAAATTGTATTTATTGTAATGCAACTTTAAGTAAAGCAATGAAAGATTGGGAAGAAATTCCAGTCCTTACACGTAGGACTTATTGTTGGTATCCTAATTATACTAAAGATTTAAATGAGTGTATAGCAGCAGTAGATGATATTTACAAACAAGATTATACTATTAAAATCGTAAAAGATATTGATGATACTTTTTGTGCAGAGATACACAAGCCTATTCCAGAAGAGGAAGAAACGTATGAATGTGAAGAAGATTATTTAATAGAATGTTATTCCGGCTTTGGTAATAAAACACCGGCTGAAGCTTTAGCAATTGCACTTACAAAGGAGGAGTAATGCAAAAGAAAGAAACAAAAGTTTTTTGTGATTGTTGTGGCAATGAAATGACTGAAGATAGGCGTGCAACTATAGAATGTAACGTTGCTTTAAATATGATATTCACAATACGTGTAAATGTTACACTTCAAAGCGATGATGGAAAAAAACGTCATGCAGATTTATGTAAACGTTGTCGTAATGATGTGGCAGAACGTATTGCGGAAGAATTACTTATTGTGTATAAAGCAAAAGAAAGTAAAAAGAAGGAGTAGAAATGGACTTTGATAAAATATTAGAAGAAATTTATTATTGGATTATAATGTTAGGAAAGAGCATAAAGAAACAAGCAAAGGAATTAGAAGAAATAAATAAACATCCACAAAAAGGAGAAAGATATTTTTCAGGAGACTCTAATAACCCTGCAACTAAAAGTAATTGGACTACTAAAAAAGCAAAGATAATTGTCTATCCTTGGACAGATAAAGATTTAGAATTTTGGAAAGGAGGAAAAAAGCCAAAAGGATTAATTTGTCCAAAGTGTAAAAGTAATAAATGGCTTATATCGGATGTTGGAATTCAATGTGTTGATTGTTCGTTTTTCTTTGATTGGAGTTTTTGGTATTAGTATAGAAGAAATACAAAGTGAAATAAATGGACAATCACATTGGAAGGGTAACAATTACTGAAAGGAGTAAAATAATGGAACAAATCATTCAAAATCTGAAGCAGAAGTTGGAAGGGAAACAAAAGCTCCTTGACCAACAACGCAAAATGACAAACAAGACTGCAAGACAAGTTCATCGTATTGAAAAAGCACTTGAGGTACTTACTAAGGAGGACCCTCTTTTACCAAAGAAAAAGTTTGAAGTTAAATTAGAGAAATCAAAAAAGATTGGTCCTTTAAGTCCTGTTCAGCAAAAGATATTTAACTTTCTTGAATCACAAAATGGCGAATGGTGCACAGCAAAGACTATTCAAATACGAGCAGATATTAAGAGGGGTTCTGTTACAAGTGCTCTTAATGTATTAATAAAGAAAAGTAGAGTAGAGTGTAAAGGACGGGGAGTACATTATTATCCACGTGTATATCGTATTATAGGAAGTAATATATCGTATTATAGGAAGTAATAATAGAGGATAAGTTGGAAGGAGAAAACTAACTAATGATAATGAAACCAGAAATACCAGAAAAGATATATGATTTTGTTGTGTATTCTTGGGGTTTATATTATGCTTCGATTTGTACAAGTTTATCATTGAAAGAAACAGAAGAACGATTGAATATAGAACTTCCTACTGGAATAAAATCACAGTGGAAAAAAGCTGAAGAGGACTTTCACACAGGACAATCTAATCCATGTCCATGTGAGAGATACCCTGAAACACACAAACATTACTTATTTGTATGTTAGAAGGGATAATGGGTTATTTAATTGAATTTACTTGTTGTAACTTTCATACTTGGCGGAGAGAATTTGATGTAATTGATTTTAAGGAATTACTTAACGTGTTGTGTCCAATTTGTAGTGACGAAGCCAATAAAATAGAATCTTTGGAATATGGTTTGAATGTTAATTTAAAAGAAAGGATAGTTATACCTGCTGGAAGAAGAATTAGTATAGTTGGTTTTAATTTTCAAAATTCTTCTAATTCAGTAAGTACAAGAGTAGACAGTAAGCAAAGAGATTTAGTGATGGGTAAGGTACAAGAAATTAAGGCATATGTGCAAGCATTGTTAGAACAAAGAAGAATAGGCGAAGTTACAAAAGTTCAATTAAACGTGTTGTTAGATGAATTAGCAAGTGAGATTGTGGATGAATTGAAAATTAAGAGTAAAGATAAAGCAGCAATAGAAGCAAGATTGGATAGAGAAAAGTTAGAGCATTTGAGAAGTGGAATACAAAAAATTATAAGAATGATAGGAGAAGGTGAATATTCATTTTCAGCTTCAACTGAATTAGTTAATATGCTTGGAGTGTTATTAAGAAATAGCAAACATATTCGTGAAACACACAAGTCTGTAATTGAAAATGAAAATAAAGAAGGAAAAAAAGAAGTAGACATAGAAAAAAAGAAAAAGAAAATAAAAAGAATAATAGTAAGGAAAAATGGAAGATGAAGAAAGGGCTTAAAAAAGGTGCACTTGTCACTTGTTACAGGTGGTATATGTTACGTCGTGTATATGGGCATGTAACGGCATATTTAGGTGATGGCGTGTGGGCAGTTACTGGAAATTTTGGGTTGGAATCCTTTTATGAGCCATCTATACGAGTTGTAAAAAAACCAAAGTGGAAGAATGACTGATAATGATGAGGAGGTGAAATAATGGGAGAAAGACATAAAAACGATGATAAGACGATAAGGCTCTTTCGTGATGATTATCGTTTTTTATCTAATTTTCATATGCACATGTTTTTTTATGGAAGATATAGATGCGCTTCAGCAGAGCATATTTATCAAGCTATGAAAGCACGATTGGAAAGAGATAAACAAAGAATTTTAAGACTTGGCACTCCTAAACTTGCAAAGATTGCAGGGCAATATACGAATTTAAAATGTCGAATGGATTGGGGAGAAGTTAAAGTTGATATAATGTATGGTATATTAAGAGCAAAGTTTAAAATACCAGTATTAAGAAAGAAATTAATTGATACATTTCCTAAAAAGCTGATAGAAGAAAACTGGTGGCATGATAATTTTTGGGGTAGATGTACATGTAGTAAGTGTAAAAATAAAGGAAAGAATATGCTTGGAAAGCTATTAATGAAAGTAAGAGATAAAGTAATGAAAGTAAAAAAGAAAAAGAAAGTAAAAAGGAGGAAGAATGGAGAAGGAAAGAATTAAAGAAGCTATTAGTGAAGCAAAATATTTTATTAGTAAAGCAGAATTAGCTATTAAAAAAATTAATGAGGATTCACTTGTACTTATTTCAGGAAGTAAAGAGACTGCAGCATGTAAAAGAGCATCATTGGATTTGACAAGAACATTAGCAAAAATGAGGAGTACCAAAAGGTGAAGAAACAATAATACACGAAGCTTTACATCTTGGTTTTGGAAATCATCCGTGGCCAATGGAAAAAAGTGGTCATTGGAGAGAATGTTTAAAAGAATGACTAAAGTATTAGAAGAACGCGGAATAGAAGTATCTATTAAAGAAACAAAGAAAAGGAGGAAAAAATGAAGAAATTATTATTGTTGGTAGTAAGTATTGTATTACTGTCTGGATGTGGATTATTTAATACTTATGTGTATGATGAAGTAACAGTTAAAAATCTTAAAGTATTAAGAGGGATGTACATTACTGATATTGAGAGAGCAAAACAGGGAAATCTTCCTGATGCTTTCTACAATGCTACATTAGAAGTTTTTGATTCATCTATAATAAGAGAAAAAGCCAAGAAAGGGGATAAGTAATGTCTTTAGAAGAAAAAATAGAAGATTTGGAAGATGTATTAACGGAAGAATTTCCATTTTTGTTAAATGGGTTAAGTGAATCACTTAAATCTCTTAAAGATAATGCTAAAGAAGTATCTGAAGAATTAAAAAGTAGATTGGAAGGATTAGCAGAGCAATCAATTCTTACATTGCAACAAGTTGCTAAAAAACAAATAACAGAGGAGGATGGAAAAGAGATATTAAAAAGATTACGAATTGCATTTAATAATTATATTGATACAGCTCAAATTGAAGCAGGAAAAGCAATTGCATCTAAATTTGAAAGTTTGATTGATGATGTATTAGTATTTGTTGGAAAATTAGTAATTGGTTTTATAGTATAAGGAGACACACATGGAATGGGTAGATATAGTAACAAAGTTAGTAGTAGCTATTGTAGTAACTGTTACTCCTATTGTTTGGGCATTAATTAAAAGGAAATTAAAACTTAATGAAGAAAACTGGAAAGGCGTTGTTAGAATTATAGAACAATCTGTTGAGGATGTTTATATAAATGTTGTGCGTGATTTAAAAAAGGCAAGTGCAGATGGAAAACTTACTAAGGAAGAAATTAAAGATTTACAAGAAAAGGCGTGGGTAATTGCTGAAAAAGTTGGAAGTGATAAGGGGATTGATTTAATTAAAGAATTTGCTAAAGTTGGCGGAAAAGAATATTTTCCTGTTTTAGTAAGTAAGGTTATTAGTGAAGTGAGAGGTAAAAGAAAGTGAAATATAAAAGACCTGAAGAAACAAGGCTTATATGTCGTTTTTGTGGAAGTCTTATTTCTGAACAAAGGTGTAGGGCACTTATACGAGATAGGTGCCCTATATGTTCAAAGTGTGATGCTTTTATTCGTATTGATAATATTCTCATTGCTTTAAGGGTTAAAAAGATTAAACTTACTTATGCACAATTTATTAAGTTATTTCCAATAAGAACACGTCCTATTCTCTTGAAGTTGATTCTTTGATGGTATTTTGCCTCAAAATCATCATATGAGGACCCATAGGGCAAGATAGGGGAGCTTTGTCAGACCTATTGGTATGATGTAATGGTATTGGATACATGTGAACGTATAATGCGTTAGGATTAATATATTGTCACTTCTAATAAAACTTAAGGAATGGATTTGTATAGAATATATATGTGGATTATATTCTATTTATTTTTTTCTTTTAAGGAGGCATAAAATGGAAGAATTGTCAAAGAAACGTATTAAAAAATTAATTAAAGAAGCTCTTAAGGACGATAAGCTTCATAAAAGGTACAGGAACTTAATAGAAAATCTCTTTAAAATCATTAAGGATTATTCTAATTTGGTACAAGGATTGTTTGAAGTACTTGAAGATGCAGGTTTAATGGACGAAAAGGAATTACCAGAAAAAGAGTGGAAAGCTCCTACTTTCTATAACTCTGAGGACTTTGAATAGGAGGTAATATGGAATCAAAATGGAGAACACTTGCAACTGCTTTTTTACTTCTTATTTTGTTAGTATTTATTACTAACTTTGTAGGATGTAAAAAAAGTAGCAGAAGTTCAAAAGGAAAAACAAATACTTCAACTAGTACTAGTTCTGGTACTGGAACGGGCACTGAAACAAATACAGGCACAAATACGAATTCCAATACTGGAACTAATACTGGGACTACATCTGGAACAGGAACTGCAACTTCTACTAATGGAGCAAGTGATTTAAAAGTTTTTTATGATGTAAGATTTAATAATGTATACGAGTTTGAGATTATTGCAGGAGTGGATATTAATTCTGATAATTATACTGATTTTGGAATTAAGTATGATAAAGTTTGTACTTTTTATAGTGGGTTAGATAACTTTACAGAAATGTTAATGTTATTTCCACTAGATGAAAATGGAAGTTTTATTTTATTGTTGGAAGAACCAGTTATATCAAGTCCTGTAGATGTAGATGGAGATTCAAAACCGGAATTTGTCATATATAATTACAATTCAACTACGCTTGAAAGAACTTTAAAGATATATGATGCTGCTAATATGGTGATTAAGAGTGAAGTTGTAGTTGATTTAGGTTTGGACCATATGACTTACCGTTATATGAAAATTGCAGATGTAAATGGAGATAGTGTGCATGATATAATTTATTGTTATTGTTACGATTATAGTGGAGATTCAAAACCTAATTCATGGAGAATTATAATTTATAGCATAAAGTAAAGGAGAAAAAATGAAGTGTGATATTTGCAACGAAACAATTACAAATTTAGAAGAAAAAGACTTCCATGTTATTATTGGTAAAAGTGGAGACATTCCATTTGATGTTAGTAAGTTTGAATTTTTTATGTGTAGAAAATGTAAAAGAAGAATGAATGTATGTTTGAGCGATGAAAGATTGAGTGATGAATATCTTACAAGACCATTAACTTTATTGTTTAAGAGGATTATTAATGATGAAAAAGAGAGGTGGAAACCAGAAGAATCTACTGAAAGAACTTCCGTAATGTATCCTGATGACGACCACGAGGACTATTCAGGAGAATTACAAATTACTAAAGGCAATGATGGAGATTTGCATGTTATAACAACTGGTGAAAAGGCAGTTCGTCTATGCAGGAGTGGTGGAGCTTCAAGTTTGATTCCAGGAGTTACTACATTATTGGATAGAATATTTAATAAAATAGCAAAATATATGGATGAAAAGGAAAGGAGGAAAAGTGGATAAATTTTTTACTGGTGTTGGTTCAAGAAAGACACCAGAGGATAAATGTTTTTTATTGAAAAATCTTTCGGAAGAATTAGTAAAATTGGAATACGTACTTCGTTCTGGTCATGCAGCTGGTGCTGATAGAGCTTGTGAAGAAGGGGCAAACGGGAAAGCTCATATTTATCTTCCATGGAACAAATATGGAACTAAGCCGTATAGGGAAGATAAAGGAGCATTAGTAAATGGTCATTCTTTCATTTTTCACATGGAGCATTGGCCTGAACATGTTAAGATAATAAAAGAAGTTTGTAAATCTTTTGAATTGGATTTTAATGGAATGAGAGAAGGAATACAAAAATTGTTATTTAGAAACGTTTTTCAAGTTCTTGGTCATAGAAGAGTGGCAAAGGGTGGGAAATCAATAGCTAGTTTTATTCAATCTGATATAGTTATTTGTTATCACGAAAATACAGGTGGCACAAGATACGCTACCGAAATTGCAAAGAAATTTAAAGTTCCAATTTTAAATGTAAAAGATTTTGGTACATTTGAAGAAGCACACGATGAAGTTCTTAATATTTTAGGTATTGAGGAGGAAACAAGATGAGTAGAAAAACAACGAAAGAAAGTGCAGTAATTATAGGATGGACTCATTATCCATTTATGACTATATTGAATGAAGGCTCAATAGTAATATGTGATGATGAAAAAAGGAAAGAATGTAATAAAGCAAAAATATGTTTGGCTCCTGAAGTTCCACATTTTGAACGTAGAGATAAATTTTGTGATTGTAAAGAAGTAAAAATGAGTTGTAAATCATTTATTAAAAAGGGTAAGAAAGATGATAATAATAAACACAAATAATTTTTGGGGTGGTATTGATGCAGAGAATGGAATATGTGTAAGTATTGCAAGAACACAACCAAAAGAATTTAATTTACCTACTATTAAGTCTGCAATGCCCTCATCTAAATTATTGAATGATTGGAATTATAAGTTGAGATATAAAGGAAAATTAGGAGAAGAAATATATAAACAAAGATTTTTAAGAGATTTTGACCCACTTTGGTTTATTAAAGAAATAAAGAATTTTATGTTAACTGAAAAAAATAAAAAAGTTACTTTGTGTTGTTGGTGTAGAGGTAGATTTTGTCACAGAAAATTAATAATTGAAAGGATAAAAAAGAACGCAGAATTATATGGCATTAGAATAGGAGAAGTGAAATGACTAACGCGAGAATAAGAGGGATTGAAACAGAATCATTTATAGATATTATTTGTTGGATGCGAGAATATTGTAGATTATTTCCAATTAAACACTCATTTGATAAGAGATTTGCAATTGGTGTTTATCAAATACACCAAATAATGGGTTATGGTATTGAAATTGGAAGAATAGAATATGAACCATTAGCAGCTGCTTGTTTACATTTTATAGGAGTTGCAGAAATGTTAGATTTAGATTTGGAAACTTTTTTTTCAAATACTGATATAAGGGCAATTAAAAAAACACATCGTGGTACAGATGATATAAGTTATTCAGGTTGGGACTATGTTTTATATAATGTTAGTAAAGCACAACAAATGATTTTTTATCGTTCTTTAATTTACAAAGGTATAAAGAGAAAAAAAAGATATAGTAAGACTTTGTTAGTTATATGTCTTGCAAATTTAATCATGTTTTTTATGGACAGAATTCCAGTAGATAAAAGAAAACAAGCATTTTATCTTGCAATGGAAACAATGTGTGGTTCTTTATAAACAAAGCTCGTGTGACGGAATTGGAATACGTGAAGGATTTAAAATCCTTTGCTCGACGGAGTATGTGGGTTCGACTCCCATCACGAGCAGAAAGGAAAGTACATGAGTAATAGATGTCCATATTGTAATTTAGTTATTTTAGCACCAAGAGAATTAGAAATTGTGTCTATATTAGAAAAAGAAATGTCGAGTCACATGATATTGGAAAAGATGATAGAGAAAAAGTATGTTTTACCTAATAGGGATTTAGTTGATATAAAAGTGCAATTGAGAAGACTTATGAAGTGGGGAGTTATAGTAAAGCGTAAAATGACAGAAAAAGAAAAAGTAAGAAGAGGTGATAAATTTATGTATAAAGTTAGTTCAAAATATATTTTTCTTGTTGGAATGTTAGATGAAAAACAAAAGGAGTATTTAGGAAAAAAGACTAAGTATTTTAGTAGTTAAAGTACTTTTATAGCTATTATTATAAATAGATGGATTTTTTTAAAAAGGAGATATATTATAATGAAAAAGAAAGTAAAAAAAGTAAAGAAAATAAAAAAGGTTAAGATAAAAATAAAGAAAGTGAAAAAAGTAAAGAGGGATAAAGTAAAAATAAAGAAAGTAAAAAAAATAAAGAAAGTTAGAAAGATTAAGAAGATAAAAAAAGATGTATATATAGACAAAATTAATTACGATAGAAAGTATCAAACAAGGAGAGTTATAGAATGCATGGAGTGTAAGAGAAATGTTCTTGTTGCTATTGAAGCAAAAAGAGTTACTTGTCATATATGCTTGTTAAGAAAATTAAAGAACAAAAAAGAAAGGGCTTGAAGAATGGACAATAAACAAAAGTGTATAGAAAAAATAAAGAAAGTTTTTAATAAGTTTTATGAAAATAAATATGAAATGGAAATTTTTGATGAGGAAAAAATGTATCATTTGGAGGAAGAATTTCTTGAGTTATTAGTAAATCTTTCAGAGTTATATTTGTGTTATGAAGTATTTAAAAACAAAGCAAAAAAAGTATCGAAAGATAAAATAGGTGGAGCTAAATTACTTATAAGAAACGTGCCAGTGTTAAAAACTATGTCAGAAGCATTTGAATTTAGGTTTGCTCGTTTTTGTACATTTATTTCTGGTTTGCCTCGTACTCCAAAAATATTTGAAGAGTATATGCAAAAAGTTAATATGAAAATAAGAGAACTCTTCTAAAGAAAAAATAAATATAATAAAAAGATAAAAGAAGGACTGGGGAGTTTTGTAATTGAACTCTCCTATTTTTTTGTCTATAATATATGGATAGATGGAGATAAACATGGATGAATCTAAATTTTATGCTGTAAAGACTAATGATAAATGTAAATGTTGTGGAAAGAAGTTTGGGTATTTAACAAGTAGACATAGAATTATAGTTGCAGAAGGTAATTCTGTATATTTTTTGAAGAAATTTTTGGACAATAAAAAGAGCGGAGAATTGATTGAAATTGATATGAAAGATTTAATAAAAAAAGAAGTTCAGTTTGTTTTATTTTCGGATATGATTAAAGAAAAAACATGAGCTTAGATAAGGGGTGATTAAGTGGTAAAAAAAATAAAGAAAATAAAGAAAGTAAAAAAAGTTAAAAAGAAAAAGAGAGTTATTGTAAAGAAAAAGAATTATTGGGGTGGTTCAAGAGAAGGCGGAACACAGCAATACATAACAGATGAGAAACAGTGTATGTGGAGAGACGAAGATGGAGAGAGATGTGGCAAATTTAGAGTAGAGCCTGATATTTACTGTGAACATCATGGTGGTGTTGTATACAAAGATACTCCATGGATTGATTTTAATTTGTTGAAATGGATAAAAGAAAATGAGTTTCAACAAGACGAAGAGGGTTACTCATTAGATGAATATCCACATATGATTCAAATCTATCAAGACAAACATCCCAATAAAAGAATAATGAAAGCAGCTCAAGTTGGCATTACACATTTTGGTGTAATATTTTCTCTTGCATTTCTTGAAACACATAATGGACGAAAAGTTATATATACACTTCCAACTCGCACTGAAGCTTCTCGTATATCTAAAGAAAGGGTAGATGCTTTATGTACGGAAAACAGCGATATATTTTATGGAGGAAATGGAGATTCAAGTAAAGAAAAAAGTAAGTATGATTCAGTAATGGAAAAACAATTTGGTCGTTCTTTCTTATTTTTACAAGGAACTTGGTCCAGAAAACAAGCAATGTCTACTCCAGCAGATTTATTGATTCACGATGAGTTAGATGAATGTAAAGGAGATGTTGTTACAATGTTTAGAAGTAGAATTGGAAATTCAGATTATAAATGGAAAGTTGTATTTTCTACACCAACATATGCAGACAATCCTATTCATAAAGCATTTTTAGAGTCAGACCAACATCATTGGTGGTATAAATGTGAACATTGTGAACATGTGTTTATGTTATGTTGTTCTTTTCCTGAAGTAATTCAGTTAAATGAAGAAACAAACGAATATTACTTTGGGTGTGTAAAATGTAAAAAGGAAATTAAAAGAGATAAAGGATGGTGGAAAGCAGAAAATCCTAGTTCAAAGTATAGAGGTTATCATGTTACTAAGTTAATAGCTCCAAGAGTATCCGCAAATGATATAATGAATGCGAAAAATGATTATAAATTTGAGAGAGACTTTTTTAACTTTGAATTGGGACAACCATATGCTGGTGAGGAGGATAGATTAGTAAGAGCAGATTTAGAAGGTTGCGAGGATGGAAGATATACTTTGATTTATAGCGGAGAGTTAAATACATGCATGGGAGTAGACCAAGGAGGAGAAGATTTATATGTTTTAATATTAAAGCCAATGCATAATAAGTTACGATTAATTTATGTAGACCATATTATTGGTATGAATTGTTGGAGAGAGTTATATACATTAATGACACAATTTAAGGTAGTAAGATGTGTTGTTGATGCAATGCCTGATACTTTTAAAGCACGAGAATTTCAACAAGATTGGAAAACAAAAGTGTTTCTTTGTTATTATAATAAGAAACGTAAAGAAATGATAGATTGGCAACCTAATAAGGGAATGGTGTTGGCAGATAGAAGTTTAACACTTGATTTAATGTGTCAAAATATAAAAGATGTGAAAAAGAGAAAATATATATTTCCTATTTCTGATAAGTTGGTTCCTGTTTATTTTCATATTCTTGCATTAATAAGACAAAAAATTGAAGGTGCTGATGGAGAATCTCATTATGAATATAAAAAAGTAAGAAATGACCACTTTGCACACGCTCTTAATTATGCAACGATTGCCTCAGAAAATCTTACTATGGATTCATTTAATATTTTTGTAACAAAAGAAAGAGAAGAAGACAAAACTAAAATAATTGGATTAGGTAAGCATTCAGATGAGATATTAAATCGTTTGGCTATATATATATTGACTGAAAAAATATCATTTGAGACTCTTATTAATTATCGTTGTAACAGAGTAAACGGGAAACTTGTAGAAAATATGACTAATTTAAATGATTTAGAGAGAAAGATAATGTTTAAATTAGAAATGAAGTATACTGTGAAAGATATGATTGTTACTTTGAGTAACATTCAATTTTGCAGAGATAGAGTTAATATGTTAATTGAAAGGAGAATTGAAAAGCAAATGAGTAGTTTATTAGGTAAAGAGGAAATAGTAACATAGGAGAGAAAAAATGTCTGATAAAATGGCTGATAGCCAAACTGAACGGGACGAGGTTCAGTTAGTTAAGGAAGAAAAATTACCATCTACTATTAATATTGAAACGTATGTACCAGAAGCAGACAGAAAGGGATATCGTTTTCGTTCTACTGGTTTTACTACTGTACATCAAGTTAAACGTTTGAAACAACTTCACTATGACATGTATAAAAAGCACCCGTGGCTTCGTGCTGCTGTTGAGAAGATTGCAAAGGTTGCAGTTACTGTTGGACACGATATAAAGTATGTAGGTAAAGGTGAAGTTGATGAAAATGCTAAAATGTTAATTGAGAATTTTTTTAAATCTCCTAATCAAACTGAGTCATTTGCAGACATTATGTGGGTAACTGTTATTCAATTAAAATTAAATGCAGAATGTTTTTGGGAAGTAGTTAAAGCTTCAGCAGGTTATCCTAAAGACTTTTACACATTAAATGGGGATATTTCCCCTAATGTTGATTTACACGGATATCCAATTAAAGGTAAACCTGCTTATGTTCAAAAAGTTATGTCAGAAGAGGCTAATTTTGATTATGATGAAGTAATATGGATAAAGTTTTCAGACCCATTTGGAAAATTGCGTCCTACATCTCAATTTGAATCACTTGAACAATCGACATTACTTGACATATATGCAATGAAACTAAATAAGTCAATATTTACTAGAGGAGTTAAAAAGGGAAAAGCATTTATTTTTCCTGGACAATTAGGTGAAGAACAAATAAAAAGGAATAGAGCGCAAATATCAATGTTACATGAAGGAATTGAAGGTGCGTATAGTGCTTTTATTGCTTTGGAAGGGGAGTGTGAAATTAAAGATTTAAAATTGGAAGAAACGAAAATGGAAGGAAAGGATTTAAGAGAATATGTAAGAGACGAGATGCTTGGAGTTATTGGAACTCCTATATCTAAATTAGGTATTTCTCAAACGCAAGTAAAAGAGTCTCAATATATAAATAAAACCTTTTTTCAAGAAGAAATAAAACCTATTCTTGATTTGATTCAAAATAAAATTAATAGTTATTTGGATTTACTTGGTATTTACGATTATCGTTTTATATTTAAGAAGACTTCAATGAGTGACCAAAAAGATGTTGCGCGTTTGGTAGATGTTTTATCTAAGCATGGAGCAGTTAGTTTGAATGAAATAAGGGAAATGGTTGGTTTATCTCCAAAACATAATACAACATTTAATAAACCTTTTATTATGTTTAAGGACGGAACATTTATATTTTGTGAGGAGATGTATGATAATAGAAAGAAAATTATTGAAGAAAGACAAAAGAAAAAGAAAGAACAGCCAACGTTTAGTTTTGATATTGGACCAAGGAGGATTACAAGGAAAGGAACAGAATTTCCGTCTCTTGTGGATGATATTAATTGGGAAGAGGAAGATACAAAAGACGAAATAGTTATAAGTGAAAAGGAAGGGGAAGATGTTCACCCTTTTCCTTAATCGGAACAATATTAGGTTATTTTAAAATTGCACCAGAGAATATTGCAAACTTTCTTACTGAGTATTATCATATTTTATTTTCAAATAAAACAGTTCAGACTGATACTGCATTTAAGTTTATAAGGTCAAAAAAATTAGAAGATATAGTTGAAAAAGCAACACGAAATTTAGAGAAGGATTACGATAGAATAAAAAACAAAACAATTAAAGTTTTTAATAAGGCTGTGAAAGAAAGAAAGTTAGCTAAAGGCGATGATGAAGCAACAATTGTTATTGAAAGTTCTATAACAGGAAAAGAATTAAATGTTTCTCTTATTCAAGGAAATAAAGAATCGTATCTTTTTGGTTATAAAGAAATAGCAAAAGCACTTGGATACAAAGATGGTGATAGAGGTAAAGTAGGGATATTTAAATTTAATTATTTATCTCCAGAAACATTTGAAGCAACAAAGAGCGCTGCTTCAAGACTGTCTAATAAAACTATAAGGGATATGATGAATGGAGTATCTCCAAAATTTGCAAAAAGAAATGTTAAAAATATAATTCGTACAGGTATTAAAGAAGGGAAACCAGCAACAGATATTGCAGCAGAATTATCTAAATTTTTTGATGATACTAAGTTTTGGAAAGTAGCAGAAATTGTAAGAACGGAGATACCAAAAGCTTATAATATAGGAAGGATAAATGCAGCAAGAACTGATGGGATAAAAAAAGCAAAGATTGAACTTGGCGCTAAACCTTGTCAATGGTGTGTTGATAATTCTCCAGATGTACGAACGTTAAGACAAGCAGAAGAGTATATGAACGCTCACCATGTTAACAACAATTGTACGGTGATACCGTTAATTGATTTTAGCTATTATGGCATTAAACCTCCACCTGGTTATTTACCAAGTGAGAAGGAAGGACCATTGCTAACATGAAAAGGGGAATGACAACAAATAGATTTATAAATCAAATTAAAGCTGATGGATTAGGTTTTAAAGTTTGTATTAAGTGTAAAGTTAAAAAATTAGTAAGTGAATTTTGGTTGTATGGTGGAGATAGATTGGGGAGAAGAGCAAAGTGTAAAAATTGTATGAAAAAGGATAGTGAAGGGTGGCTTAAAAAAGATGGTAATAAAGAAAAGCGTAAGGAGATAGCAAAAAAGTATCGTGATAGAAATCCGAAAAAAATTTATAAGAGAATTAGAAAGTGTATAATGAAGAATAGAGACCATTATAGAGCATATGGTAAAAAGTACGATGAAAAGAGAGTAAAAGAAGTACCAGATAAACTTAAAGAATGGAATACAAAAGCTACTGAAAAATATGCAAAGGAAAATTTAGAAAAAAGGATTGTTTACGGTATTGTACAAGAAGCTTTAAGAAGCGGAGAGTTAATTCGTCCTAATAGATGTTCAAGATGTAATAAGAAGTGTAAACCACAAGGACATCACGAAGATTATTCAAAACCACTTGAAGTAGAATGGTTATGTGATTTGTGTCATAAGGATATTCATTATGAAAAAAGGCGTTTGGTAGAAAGAGAATTGAGAAAGTCCATAAAGAAATATGGATAGGAAGGAGATTTAAGTTGCCGTTTCCTACTCAACATTCCGCTCGTATTAGAACTCCAGGTCAGTTTAAGAGAATTAGACAAGAAAAGAAAGGGCAGAATAAATTTGGTTCAGGAATTAAGATAGTGTGGGGAGTTAAAGATGTTGATGGAAAAGAAAAAGCAATAATTCAATCAATTAGATTTGACAAAAGTAAATTTACTGCTGGAAAAGCAAGAGCATGGTTAAAAAGTCATGGATATAAGCCAATTAAATTTGAACCTGCATTAAGTCAAGAATTGTTTGAAGAATTACTTTTGGAATTAAGCAAAAGGGACAAGTATTCAATATGGAGCCAAGTAAGAAGAATAGAAGAAATAGATGATTTAAGAGTTGAGTATATGTGGTATGAGATTTCCAATTTATATGAAAGAATTGCAGATGGTAGAGAAACAGAATATAGTGAGAAAGAAGTATTACTTATGGCAGAAATAGTTGTTAAAGAAGTTCTTGCAAGAAATAAGATTACTTTTGAGTTTGGTCAACAGGATAATGAAGGTTCACAAGAATTATATTTGGAAGTGTTAGGTATAATTGTGGATAAGAAGATAAAGTTAGAAAATCCACATGGGGATTTAGTATTACAAAGGAAGGAGAAGGCAGTATTACTTGGTGAAAATATAGAGCTACCAGATATTTACTTAATGACTCAAAATGGAACTGCGTTGGGATATGTAAGGTTTGGTCCACTTCCAAATGAGGAAAACGACCCATCTAAAGGTGCTAAGTTTGGAACTTATAGATACAGAGTTGATACTAAAATGTTTAAGGAAACTCAAGAATTACATCATGTATCCGATGAAGAAAAAGAAGCAAGATGGCCAAATCGAGGTTTTCTTTTCTTGTATCCAATTCGCGAATTTAATTCACTTAAAAAATCAGTTAAATTAAAGTAAATAAAAAATTGTTTTTACATGATAAAATAAAAAAATTTTGAATGTATGAAATAAAAGGTTGTGAGACTTATTTTACATAACACCTTTTCTAAAGAAAGTTAATAGTGTGTAATGTACATATGATTAATGCTTAGAAATTTATGCATGTACTGAATGAAAGATTGAAGTATTTGTCAAATTATTCAGTTGACTTCATCTAAATTTTCTGATAATATAATATAAGAATGGAGGTAAACTAAAATGGTATTTGATTTAGATGGTAATGATGTTGTTATTAATGTTAGACAAAAAGGAGAGGAGAAATTTAAGCAAATTATTGTTTCTGATTTGATGGTTGATGAAAAGTTTGATTGTATTGTTATTAAGTTAAAGACACGTTCAGGTGAGATTAAAAAATATTTGTTAAGAAAGACTAAAAGGGACAAGTTGGTACTTACTTAGGCACCCGGTAGCAAGACACCCCTTGTAGTGACAGGTGACCTGATTATATTTTCAAAAGGAGGTTGCCTGTGGCTGTTAAAGTCAAACCCTTTTTTATCGTAAGAGACAAATTGGTTCTTAAAGTGGGTATTCATAATGGAGTGGAGTATTCCGAAGAAGAAGTTAAAAAGTTATACGATTATTATAAGGTAGTTGAAGCAAAAAAATATAAGGAACGTTCTATTGATGAGATTCATGCCTTTGACGTTCACAGGGGAGGTTCAGAGGACCACCAGGATTCATCTGGTACATGGATTGGAGATGCCGAAGGGATTTATTGGGATGATTCTGCTAATGGATTTGGGTTTCATAAAATTAATATAATTGAAGAGGATTTTGCTAATAAAATTAAGTATCAGAAACAAAGAGGTAAAGCTTCATTTGGCATATCTCCAAGGTTAAACGTTCTTCGTGTTGGAACACATGCGACGGATATAATCCCGAAAAATATTTCTGTTGTTCTTACACCTGCGGGTGGAGAGGAATTGTTGTTGAGTGAGGGTGATGAACAAGAATCTGGTGGGGAATTAGAGGATAAGGATATTCATTCGCATTATGTACAGCCAGTTACAGAAAAGGACTTACAAGCAATTAGGTCGCAAAGTAAAGAAGGAGACGACGAAATGAGTAAAGAAGAATTGGAAGGATTGCAAGCTCGCATTGCACAGCTTGAAAAAGAAAAAGAAGAAGAAGCTGCAAAAAGACGAGAAGCAGAACTAAAAGCAAAGGAAGAAGAATTTAAGAAGAAGGAAAAGGAATTTGAAAAAAGACTTGCTAAGTTGGAAGAAGGAATAAAGAAAGATAATAGCAAAGACAATAAAAAGGGTGATGAGGATTTGAAGAAAGATGATAAGAAGAAAGAAGATGATAAAAAATTAGAAGATGAAAAGAAAAAAAAAGAAGGAAGTGATAAGTATTTTGGTCCAAGTATTAAGTCTGATATTGCTCTTAAAGATTTTAAGGTTAAACCAGATTTGAGTAGACTTGATGCAAAATCAATCAATCGTGTTACTGATGATGTTCTTGCTGCTGTTAAACCTCTTAGCAACGAAAAAGGTTTTTCTCTTGAAGAAGCACAGAAAAGTATTGAAGAAATTTTTGTTATTTTAAGCTCAATTCCAGTGGATAAGAAGGAAGAAGAAGAATTAACAAAAAGAGTTGAAGAGGCATTGTCAAAGTCCATTACAAAGTTTAATCCATCTAAATCCGAAGAGACTAAGCAAACTACTCGCAAGGGACTTATTGTTGATGGTTCAACAGTGGTGAGGGAAGATAAAGCCCTTTCCAAGCAGCCAGATGACAAGCAAAAATTGGCAACCAAAGACGATATTCTCGGAAGTATTAGAGGTAGTTTGATGGGTGCACTCGGGTTGAAGGATTAACTAATTAAACAAGTAAAGTTACAAATGCAGTAATAGAGAAAATAAAAAGGAGGAAAGTAAAAATGGCTCAAGATATTTGGGACTTAATTCAAGAAAGAGCAGTTTATAAAGGAACAAGAGAGGAACTTGCTCTTGCTCTGAGTACTACTGAAGGAAGCGCATTATCTCCAGAGTCTTTAGAACCAAAGATTGTGGAACTTGTTCGTTTCCTTTCACCACTTGTAGCTGGGCTTAAAATTGTTCAATCAAATGGCAAAACTCACGAATTTAATGATAGGACTGCAATTCCATCAGCTAACTTTGAAGGTGAAAAAGCTGTTACGACTGATTCACAATCAACTTACAATAGACGTACAGCACCACTTAAGATTATTCGCGCAAAGGGCGGAGTAACTGGTTTTCAACAAGCATCTTCAAAATCATTTGTTAATTCTTACGCAAATGAAGTTCTTGGCGCTGCACAAGCAATGGCGTATGCTATGGAATTTGGAGTAATGTGGGGCAATTTAGCTGCAGACCAATATCAGTATGATGGACTTGATACTAAAATTATTACTAATAGAGTTGATGTAGCAGGTGTTGTTAAATTAAGTGATTTGGATGATATGTTAGACCCAATTATTGGAAAGGGTCCCATTAATAGAGGAGATATGGCATTTTTTATGAGTCCAATGATGCATTCCAAAATTAATACACTACAATCAGAAGTTCGTAAATCAATTACGAAAGTAATGTATGCTGGTGGAATTGAAATGACTTCATATCGGGATATTCCGATTGTGGATACATCTTTCTGTCGTCCAACTTCAAAAATGGGTGTTATTGCTGTTGCTAATAGTGCAACAGCAGGCAATCTTGTTGGAGGTCAAACTTATAGATGGAGAGTTGCAGCAGTTACTAAATATGGTGAACAATGGGCAAGTACTGCAGTTACTCATACATTAGGTGGAGGTAATACTTCGGTGGATATTACCTTTACAGCTGTTGCAGGAGCAGAACTTTACAAAGTGTATCGTACTCTTCAAGCTGGTGCTGCAAGTTCAGAAGTATTTTCAAAAAGAAATGCTGCTAAAACCTATGATGGCGCTGGTACTATTGGTGCTGCTGTTGTTAGTATAAATGATGGAACTTTGGATGCTTCTCTTGGTACAGATAAACCTTTGGACCAAGATGATAAAGATGAAGTAATTTTCTTGTTGAATATGAACCAAGATATTTCGCTTGAAATTGCATCTCTGCTTAATGAGCAAGGTGAGAAAGTTAAGAATCTTATTCAAATGCTTCCTCTTGCAAGAACTATTGACCAAGAACAATTCTTACTACTTTCTTATCAAGCTCTTGTTTATAAGGGTGATATTTTCAATGCGCTTTCAAGACGACTTCGTATTTCTTAAAAACTGAAAGGGGAGAAGCTATGGCTTGGTTCGTTTGTGAAAATACAAGGGAAGGGTCGGTTTTTAATTATGTTATTAAGAACTATCTTGTAGAAGTTACAGACCTATCTCATGTGGAAGAGCTGCGAAAAGAGTCTTGCTTCAAGGAGATTTCTGAAGAGGAGGCAATCGGTAGTAAGGTTGCCTCCTTGAAATCTCCTATAGAAGCTACAGACTTAAATAAGATTAAGGAAGAAGCAATAAAAAAAGCGAGAGAAGAAGCACAAGCAGAATTAAAAAAAGAAAAAGAAGAAATGAAAAAAGGAATTAGAGAAACGATGGAAAAAGTGAATCAAAATGCAACAAAGGAATTAGAAGATTTAAAGAAAAAAGTTAGAGAAGAAGCAAGAAAAGAAGTAGCGACAGAATTAGAAGTGGAAAAAGAAAAGATTGTGAAAAAGATTAGAAAACAAATTGAAGAGGAAGAAGAAAAAAGTCTTAAAATACCTAAAGTGAGAAAGAAAGTTGCAAAGAAAAATATTGTAAAAAAAACTATTAAAAAGAAAAAAGTGAAAGAATGACATAAATGAATGTTTGGATTACACAACAAGATGTTATTGATGAATTAAAGGACCTTGGTATTGACACTGAAGAGTGGAAACAAGGTTCTTATTCAAAATTAAATAAAGTAATATTAAGAGCACAAAGAGATTTTGAAAGATTAACACGAAGAAAATTTGAGAAAGTTACTATAACGGAAAAAATAAGCGGAAGTGGAAAGCCTACCATTGTACTTAGGTATTTTCCAATTGTATCAATTACTAGTATTATTGTAACAGATGTTCCAAGTTATCAACAAGATGTGACAGTAACTGAATATAGAGTTGATGAAGAAACAGGTGTTATTCATTTAGTTTCTACATTGCCTGTTTCTATGGCATATTTTCCAGAAGGACATTTAAATATAGAAGTAATTTATATGTATGGATATGAGTTAGCGGATATTCCAGATGACATAAAGGATTGTATTTTAAAAATGGTTTTAATACGCATAATTATGAGAAGCCCGGCAGAATGGGAAAGTGAAGGATTAAAGAGTATAAAAATATCTCAATACGCAGAAGCGTATAATGTAAATAAAACTTCAGGAGGGTTATTTAGTACACAAAGAGAGCAGTGGCAAAACGATATAAATGATATAATTATGAGATTTAAAAGAACTCTTATTGCTTAATTATTTATTTGTTTATGGAGGTGAGATGTGAAAGCGCGAGAGATTCCCTTGAGATTATTGCCTTTGAGAGCTGCTGTATCGCGTTATAATGAGGTTACGGAAGAATATGATAATGTCTATATAGATGTTCCATGCAGATTAGGAATTAAGTCTCCGTCCACTCATGGTGGAATGGAACAAGACAAAGTATCTTCTACTGTTGAAACACCGTTACTAATTACTCGCTATTATGAAATAAAGGATACTCCTTATAATTTTAGAATGGAAGATAGATTTACTATTGGAAATGAAGTATATCGTTGTTTAAATGCGGATAATGCAGAAAGTGCAGACCATCACTTTGAAATAAACGTTCAGCATGTTAAAACAATGAATACTTCTCCGTTAAGCGGTGAAACATCAGAAATATAAATCATGGCAGAAGTATACATCACTATCAATAAAATGCAATTAGCAAAAATTAGAAGAAAGTTTGGAAACTTAAAAAGATTGGAATGGCTAAAAAGACCAATAAAAGATTCAGCTTGGTACATGATTAATTCAGTTCATATGAATTTTACAAGAGAAGGACGTCCCAAAAAATGGGCTCCATGGGGATTTGCATATAGAAAATTAGTTCGTGAAAGAATAAATTATCCATTAATAATATTACAATTGGCAGGTAGATTAGGAAATAGAGTTTTTGCATTACAACTTAAACGTTCAATATCTCGTGGAAAAGGATTAAAGATAAAAAGAAATGGTTTTTTTCTTGGAACAAATGTAAGTTATGCAAGTATATTACAGAAGGGCGGATATGTTGGTCCAGGGAGAAGGTTTAGAATTCCTGCAAGACCGTTTCTTATGTTTCAAAGGCAAGACATTACAATAATACGAAAAATGTTTCAGAAACATGTTAACAAAGTATTAAGGAGTTAAAATGGCTCTTAAAGAATATGACCATGAAGATTTAATTGATGAGGTAAGAACTATTTTAACAAATAATTTAAATACTGAAATAGCAACAATAAATGCTGTAAAAAATGATGCTTTTGTAATATCAAACCCAAAAGCAATTTACTTTGGTTTAAGACAAATAGACCCAAATGTTGCAGAAGGAAAGTCTATTATAATTGTAACACCTTCAACTATTGAAGGTGTTGATTTTAATCCCGGAGTAACTGAAGATGAAACGATGATTGATGTAATAGTAGTATTGTGGGAAAATAAGTCAGAGAAAGCTGAAAGAAAAGTATTAAGATATGTAAAAGCAATAAGAAGTGTATTAGACAAACATGCTCTTCATATAGAATTATCTCCATATCCTAGTAATGTTAGTGACTCAGTTGTTTCTGGTATAGATTTTACTCCGACAGACTTTGAAGGAGATTTATATTTTAAATCTGCAAGCATTCACTTAAGAGCAAAGACTAAATTTGGATATTAGAAAGGGTTGTAGCTTGACAACAATCGCCGCTCTAGTACAATACACTCTTACAACTTAAATAGTTGAGGGGGACTATGGCGTGAAAGGAGAAAAAATGGATAAGAAAGTGAAAGTAACATTCAAAGCTCCTGGAGAATCAAAAGCACATTTAAGAGGAGTAACATTAAGGTCAGGCGAAACATTGGAAATGTTAGAAAAAGATGTACCTAATGGATTATTCAATAGCAAATATTATATAATTACTGATATGAAGGATAATATAATTACGAAGATTATAGAGAAACCAAAAATAAAAGCAAGGGTTGGTATATCTCGTACTTCAAGTAAGAAAAAGAAGGTAATAAAAAAGAAAAAGAAATAATTTTAAGGTTTTAAAATGGCAGTAACATACTGGGATGTAGGTGACGATAAACCTTATACTACACTAACAGCAGTTAGAGCAGCTATTCTTGCTGCTACACCAGCTGGTGGTGGTAATCTTGCTGGTATGGGTGAACAGAGAATACGAGTATTTGCTAAAGTAACTACGGGTAATATATATATGGAGTTTGTTGACTTTTCAACAAATTTTTTTGGCGAAACAGCAAATGATTTTATTAGCATGTATGCAATGGTTTTACATTATGGCATGTTAAATCAAGGTATACAGATATTCTATAGTGGAGCCGCTAAAGCTTTTGCTATTCTTCCAGGACCATACAGCAGAATTGTTGGATTTCGAGTTAAATGTATAAATCTTAATCCTTTTGGTTTAAGTGCTCCTATTTATATACTTAATGTTAATAATGTATTAATTGATGAATGTATTATTCAAGATAGTACACAGACTGCTAGTTCTGATGTTAAAGGTATTAATATCTTTAATTCACCAAATGTAGAAATTCGCAATTTTATTATTAACAATCTATATGCAAGTAGCGACGTTGTTCATGGCGTAGTTAGTCAGCAGTCGAATGGAACTGTGATAAGCAATGGAACGATATGGAATCTATCACCCGGGCCACATGCTTATGGTATTTATGCCAATTTAAACTTTGGAACTTGTATTATTCGTAATGTTTATGCAGGTAATTGTGGCGCTGGAACTGGAGGTCAGGCATTTAAAAAGCACATGGGGACTTTTAACATAGATTATTGTACATCAGATGATGGGTCTGCCGCTCTTTATGGTGGAGCACACAATAAAACGAATAAGGCTGGAGCAAACCAATTTGTTTCTATTGTGAGTGGAAGTGAAGATTTTAGACCTTTAATTGGTTCGGATATTTGGAGAGCAGCTGAAAGTTTATATGGACAATTTCAAAGTGATGTAGCAGGAAAGAAACGACCAACATGGGGTCCTTGGACAATTGGAGCATTTAGAGAACAAGAAAAAAACGGACAAATTCAAATATGGGACTGTCTTGACTTAATAGATTCAATGGTAGCACAATCAATAGAATTTGCTAAAAAATTAGGTACTGGAGTTGAAGCAGCTTCCGCTTCTCTCGGTGCACAAAATAATATTAATAGAATAAAAGCAAATGCTGACTCTGATGTTCAGTTAGCTTTATTAAAAGCGTTTAAAAAACAGATGGTAAAAGTAACAACTCATCCTAATGCTTTTGAGGGATTTTATACTTCAGCAAAAGCATTAAAAAATCATCTTGGTAATATTGGACATTATTTAGAAGAAAACTTACAAAGAGCGCCATTTCAATTTAAGACAATGGTTGAGTTATTTGCAATAGAAAAAATAAAATCAGAAAGTATTTTTTCTCCTGTAATTTCTAATATGGGAGAGATTACGATAGATGATGTAGACCCTCCAGGAGGTGGAGGTGCTACGAGTACGTTTGTGGATGGAAACGCAATAAATATTCGTCATTACTATGCAAGTAATTTAGTTTTGCATAAAACTACTGCTTCTTCAGGAGTTGGAGACCCATTTACTATTACTGTAACACTTACAAAGTGGGACATGACCTCTGAAGATAAAGATGTAGCAGTTGATGGACTTCATATAATTAATTTAGAATATGATATTGGTACACATGGAACAGATATGTATATTGACATTACTGATATGATAATTAAGGTTGGAGCTGAACCTGTTAATGCAAATACAATTAATCAGAAATGGAAAGGAATGTCAGAACTTGAGAGAAGTGTTGCCTTATAAGGATATAGAAATAAGGAGAAAAACATGGGAACTATTGCAAAGGCGGACTTTATATTATTGGCAGATTCAATTGCAGCACAATCCTATGAACTTGACCAGAAATTAGGAACAGGAATTGAAGCAGCTACAGCATCTCTTGGAGCGACAAACAATATTGCTAGGATAGTTGCTTATGCTGATGCAGAAGTCATTGATGATTTGATTGAAGGATTTAGAAATCAATTAGCTGAATGTTTGTCAATTCCTGTTGCATTTGATAGGTTTGTAACTTCAATGAGAGCACTTTCCAGACATGTTGGTGGCATGAGTGCTTATTTAGTTGCACAAGATGAAAGGGTTGGCCCTGATTTTAAAGTTGCATGTGAGATGTTAGCAATTGAAATATTAACACCAGCAGCAACATTTTCTCCTGTTGTTCCGGCAATGGGAGAGATTACAATAGATGCTGTAGACCCTCCGGGTGGAGCAGGTGCTTCGTCTACTTTTGTAGATGGCAGTGCAATTGATATTACTCGGTATTATGCAAGTAATTTAGTTCTTGAAAAAACAACTGCAGCTGTTGCAGCTGACGCACTTACTCTTACTGTATCGTGCACAAAATGGGATACAACTTCTGAAGATAAAGACGTACCAGTTGATGCAAGTGATGCAATTAATAATGAAGATGATATTGGTGTACATGGAACTGATATGTACACTGATATTACTGATATTGTTATTAAAGCTGGTAGCGAACCTACAGTTGCTACTACAATTAATCAGAAGTGGAAGGGTAAATCTGAAGTTGAAAGAGTGATTGATACAGCTGACCTTTAAGTAAAAAGTGAAAAAGGAGTAGAAACATGGCAACTGATATAAGAAACATTTTACATGGTATTGTACAAATATTTTTAGATGGAGCTGACATGGGATACACCAGTGATGGTGTTGCAGTTGAAAAGACAATGGATATTTTTGAAAAGGAAGTTGACCAAGAATTAGATGCAACGGATATATGTCCCACTAAATTTACTCTTACTGTTAAAACACAACTTGCAGAAGCAACACTTGTAAATCTTAAACGTGTCTGGGAAGAACCCGATGCAATAGTAACTAATCCAGGAGTTACTGATACTCTTTATCTTGGAGCGTTCCAAGATTTACCAGAGCATCAATTAATATTTACTGGTAGAAATCGTTTAGGGTTAGCAAGGACTTATACTTTCTTTCGTGCTAAAAAGATGGAAACATCAGAACACACTCTTCAAAAAGGTGATAAGGTTGTATTCCCCATTACTTTCCGTTGTCTTATGGAGTTCTCGCAGACACTTGGAAAACGTTATGGTCATGTTGTCGATAGTTTGGTATAAATGAGGAAAATAAAATGAAAGAAGTTATTGAAAAGGGGTACTTAAGGGACAGAAAGTATTTGAAAGGTAAAGGACAAAGATTTAAAGGTAATATGTTACCTTTATTAAGTTGGCACAACATTGACTTATATAATATGGAATATGAGAAGTTTAAAAATGGAAATGGAAAAAGAATAGAATGTAAAATAACTGTTCCTGTTAAATGCCCAAAATGTAGAAAGTGGAGAATGTTGCATATTGAAAGTGTAATAGGTGCTATAGAAAAAAGAGAATTTACAGGATATTGCAATGAATGTCGTGGTAAATATTTGAATTACGGAGATAGAAGTGGATTTTGGAGAAATTGAAGAAATTATTATCTTTGGCAAATTGTAATGAAGGAAAGGGGTAAGTGAAAATGAGTAAAGAAGATAAAAGCAAAAAAAATAAAAGTGATAGTGTTGCAAAAGAAGTTATTAGTGAAGATGAATTGGGTATGTTGATTGGAAAGACAAAAACTTATTTAATTGGAAAAAAGAAATTTATTGTAAAACCATTAGTAATAGGAGAATTTTATTCATTATTTCAACATATTGTTGAGGTTGTTAGTATTGTAATTTCAGCAAATCCAGAATTAATGACAGGAGACATTGGAGCAAAGAAAATTTATGAACCTGAAGTAATATTTGGGTTTATAAAATCTTCAGAAAAAGCTTTAGATAAAGTGTATGATATTGTAGCAATGGTATTAAAGGCAGATAAGAAGTTTCTTTTAGAAAATCTTAAGATTAGCCTGTTTGTGAGTATTATTGGAGATATTATTGAATTAAATGATATTTCGGAGATTGTTGCAAATTTTACGAGAATTGGCTCTGGGATAAAAAAGGAATTGAAGAAGATAGCCAAGCCACCTGGAGCATGATATTTGAACATTTTGCCAATTACGGATGGACTAAAGAATACATTATTAAAAATATGACTTATAAACAAGTTAAGTTATATTTGCAAGCATTTTATAAAAAGAAGGAAATAGAATATAATGCAATGGTTAAATCTATGGGTTCAGGTGTTTCGCAACCTGAAAGCGCATTTTCAGGTGGAATTAAACCTATGCAAGATTTTGAACTTTTGGATTTTGGATTATCTCACGATAAAGGAAATAAAAAATAGGAAAGAGTAATGGCTGATGTAAATCAAAAATTGAATATAGTACTTAGAGTTATAACTAAGTCCTTTTCTGCAGGGTTAAGTGTAGCGGGTGGTGCACTTGGGACATTTGTTGCTGGAGTTCAATTAGTAGGTAGAGTATTAGGTGGAATAGTTAGAAGGTTAAAGTTAATAGCACTTGCTGCTTCTGCTTTATTTGTAATGTTAATAAAACAAGCAGCAGACTTTGAATATCAAATGGCATTTGTTTCTACAATGATTAAGGATACTGGGAAATGGATTGGTAATTTTACTAAGGAAATTAAAAGATTAGCAACTAAAACTGGTGAATCTTTAGAGAGCATATCTAAATCTATGTATGATATTTTGTCTGCTCGAGTACCTCCAGAATTTGCAGCAAAAGTTTTAGAGACTACTACTAAAGCGGCAGTTGCTGGTTTTACTGATGCATCAGAAACGGGTAAGTTATTTGTTACTATTATGAATGCAATGGGAATTTCGTTTAACCAAGTTGATAAAGTTGCAGATGTATTGTTTAGAACGGTTGAAAAAGGACAGTTAACATTTAGAGAATTACCAGGACACATGTCTCGTTCCATGGTTGCTGCAAGAGCTGCAAGAATGCCTTTTGAAGAACTTGCAGCAACTTATGCTTTTTTGACAAGAAATGGATTTAACGCTGCTCAAGCTGAGACTGCTATTGCTCAAGCACTTACAAAAGTTATGGCTCCAACAGAAGAATCAATTGAAGCAGCAACTCAGTTGGGTGTAAGTATTGGTGAAACAGAAATTGCAACAAAAGGATTATTAGGAGTAATACAAGAATTAGCAAAAGCAAAGTTAAGTCCTGAAGAAGTACAAAGAATATTTCCTTCCATTCGCGCTCAGCGAATGATTTCTGCATTGATTAACAATGTTGAAGCATTTACTAAAGATGTTAATGACATGTATAATTCAGCAGGTGCAGCAACACGTGCATTTGCTAAGGGAATGGATACATTAACTCGTACTTGGATGAGATTTAAACAAGAAATGAAAGTTTTATTTCTTGAGATAATTACTCCAATGATTCCTGCTATAAGACAATTATTTGAGAGAGTAAAACAATTAGGAAGTTATTTGAAAGGACTTATATCTGCAGGTTCTGCAGATAAAATAAGAGATGTTGCGTTTTCAGTTGTTAAGTGGATTGAAGGCGCAATTTTTTGGTTAATAAAATATGTTCCTTATATTTTTGGCAAAATATGGGGGTATTTAAAGTTAACTTATAAAATGATTGGGGAAATATTAGATTTTGGTCCAATAGGATTATTTGGATTTGCAATACTTTCTTTCTTTAAGAATATTTTTAAAAATTTGTGGAATATGGTTACTACTTTTGTAACTAATACAGCAAAAGCTATAAGTGTAGGAGCGAAATTAGCTTATTATTATATAAAAGGTCAGTTTGTTGATACTACAGAAGACATAATGAGAGTATTAAGTGAAGTACCGAAAAGTGCATTTGAGAAATTTAAATTTATTTGGGAGGTTGAATGGCCTAAATCATTTAAAAGAGGTATGGAAAAAGTAGTGGGTGAATTTAAAATTCATAGTGATGAATTAGAAAAAGAACTTAAAAATAGAGAAAAGTTTGTAAGAGAAATTAAAGAAAAAGAATTATTACAAGAATTTAAGAAATTAAAAGAAACTATGGAAGATGCAATAAAAATAAGACATAAGTTTGAAGATGAAGAAATTAGAAAAAAAAGAAAAACCGATGCAATAATTCTTAAAGAGGAACTTTTAAAAATAAAGAGATTAAAAGAAATTGGCCAGTTATCTTTAGAAGATGAGGCAAAAAGATTAGGAAGATTATTAAAGTATACAAGAGAAAATACTGAAAGTAGAATTAAATTAGAAAAAAGATTGTACGAAATAGGAAAGAGATTGAGAAAAGAACGAATGGAAAGAATATTTCAATTTATAGATGGATACACAGATTATGAAAAAAGGAGAACACTCGATAGTGAAAGAAATAAAATTTTGGTTAGAATGAAGTATCTTAAAAAGTTTATTGATTATGAAGCAAAAAGTTATGAAGAAAGAAAGGAAGCATTTGAGAAATTAGTTAAGCTTAGAATTAAACTATATAAACATGAATATGATGAAATGAAAAAAGTACATGATGAACTTATATCTGATAGGTGGAAAGCTTTACGAGACCAAGAAAAACAAATTAAAAAAATAATATTTGAATATGGAAATTATGAAAATGTTCGTAAAAATCAAGAACGTGCATTAACAATAAATTTAAGACAACAAACTTTGGAAAGATGGAAATTTATTCGGAATTTAGTAAGGAAAGATGGAAAAGAGTGGGATTTGGAAGGATTAAGGAAATTGAAAGTTGCAGAAAGACATATTAATGAAAGCATAAAATATGATAAATTGTCGAAGAAAGAAAAGGAACAAGCAGAGAAGGATTTAGATAGAATATCGAGAAAGATTAAGGAAGCTGAGTTTGATGTATTTAAAAATAATGAAGAAAAGAAAAAAGAGATGTTAAAAGAAGGAAGTGATTTTAAAAAACAAATAGATAAAGAGTTTGAAGAATCAACAGGAAAACAGACAGATAGAGAATTAGAAGAGCATAAAAGTAGACTTGAACACATGAAAGAATTAGAGAAGAAATCTGGAGCTGCCTTAAAATCTGCTGGTGAAAAAGTAAAAGAATTTGCTGGTAAAATACAAAATGAAATAGTCAACGCAGTAAATGTTGCTATTAAAGCTTTGGATAAATTGGAAGGAAAAACAACTTCAACATTAGGAGAATTGTTGAAATTTATGATGGGTGCAGGTGAATTTCCAGCGCCTAAAGCAGGAGGCGGAATTACTGATGAAGTTAGCAAAATAGGAGGTATTGTTGCTCCTCAAACTAAAATCGGTAACATTAAAGTTCAAGTTGGTCAAATAAGTTCGGAAGTTGATTTTATGAAGATGTCTGAAAAAATGTCAGAAAAAGTAGCGGAAGAAGTTTTTACTAAATTTAGACCATAGGATAGATTGATGGGTATACATAGAAGATTTGAAGTAACACCTCCAGGAGCAGGACAAGAACCTATTCCTTTTCCACCAAAAGTTGGTAAGGTAACAGAAAGCTGTGAAGAAGTATCGACGTGTGATTTAATCGTTAACGTTTCAGCAGGTGAGGAGTGGAAAGGTGCTGATGGATTTGATTTAAGTTCTTTGGAAATAATAAATTTATTTAGAACTGGTGCGATTATAACACTTCGTACACATGAAAGTTGGTACGGAGTGCCATATCCTCCAGATGTGGATGGAGACGAAGAAGCTAAAGTAGAATCAGGTGAGGACTCTCCTGGAACATTAATAGATGATGAACCTAACAAATTAAGAAGAATGGGAACGTCAGACCAAGAAGAATACTATGGGGAAAAGGATGATGAGTTTATATTTAAAGGTACGGGAGTAGAATTACCTAAAAAGTTAGTTAAGAGAGAAGAATACGAAATTAAAAAGAAAGTGGAAAAAGTAAATGCAAAAGGTGAAATAAATGTTGATGTTGAAATTCACGCAGAAAATAAGAAAGAGAATTTGTTAGAGAAAAAAGTAAATAAAAAAGAAGGAGTGTCTCCAATTGAGAATTTAGTACAAGGTATTATTGATAAAGTGAACGAAGGTGTAGACATTGAGGACCAAATATTAACTCAAATTGATAAAACAGACGTTGTAACTGATGGTGTTGAATGGAACGAGATGTATGCACATGAATGTCTTGATATATGTGCCAAACTTGCAGGAGCAAATTGGACTATAACAGATGGAACACTTCATTTTTTTAAACCAGATTCTCGTCCACATCCAGTTTTATGTACAACTGCTCCTTATGGTTTAACTCCTGAAAGAGCAGGACAATATGATAGAGATAACTTTCAATATACAGGAACTTATTTAGAAGATGGAGCTTTACCCGGTGAAGGAGAAATAGAACAAAATTCAATAAGAAAAAGTTCAATTGAAATTACTGAAGATGCATCTAATCTAACAAATAAATTTCAGATTGCAAACTCAGGAGAGCCAACACCTCCTACATGTCCAAGAGAAGAAGTATTTGTTGGTAACGGAAAAACTGACGAGTTTCATCTTTCATATGAACCTACTGGTGATGAAATTGATATACAAATTGACGATATTCCAAATGGAGGTTATGTTGACCCTTATTTTGTTAAACAAGATTGGGGTGATAGTAAAGAAATGCAACATGCATTAGGAGACGGTGACCCTTATGACTCTCCTGATTTTGATGCAGATACTGATGTTGCTTCTGATTTTGGTGTATATGTTAATAAGAAACAAAAAACAATTAGATTAGTTGATAAAGATGATGGAACATCAAAAGAATTGTCAAATGGAGGTAAACTTAAAGTAATATATAGTCATAAGGACCCTATTTTTGAAGAAATGCAAGTAGATGCTTCTGTCGATGAGTGGGGTTCAAGAGAAAGAATGATGGTTATTCCTGATAACAAACATGCAAGTGAAATTAGAGAATTAGCATTGGCAGAACTTCGTGATAATAGTCAACCTTTATTAAATGTTGATATAGAAGTATATAATGACATTTATCAAGTTGGGGATTATATTCGTATTTATATTCCAGAAGTAGGAATGGACAAAAGATTATGTGTTTTCAAAGTAGAAAGAAAGTTTGATGCTGTTAGAAGAAGTAATTATCCAAATGAAGATTTTGGTCAGTCTGTAAGGTTAAGATTAGGAAATAAATGTCCAAAGAAATTATCAGATATTCTTTTTTCTATGGACAAAAGAATAAGAGCATTGGAAAGAGCATATAATTTAACAGATTTAAGTATGACAACTGGATTTTTAGTTCCACTAAAGAACACGAGAATTTATGAAGAAAAAATTAGTGTAAGTGAGAAAGTTTCATTCTTATTAGAACAAGCGGCAAGAGTCGACTTTGGAAGAGTTGGTATTTCGAGGACAATATAATGTTAATGAGATTTAATCCTGTTGATAAAAGATTTGCATTGATATGTTTAAATTGTAATAAAGTATTTAGAACATATAATCGTAAAAATGATAGAAATAAAAGATTTTGTTCTATGGAATGTTTTAGACTATGACAAGCTGAACATAGAGTTTTACATGAAAAGACATGCGAAGTGTGTAATAAAGTTTTTAAAGTAAATAAGAAAAATGCAAGGATGTGTTCTATTAAATGTGCACAGAAATACACGAAGAAAAAAATAGCTTTACGTTATAAGGGTACAGGAAATTATAAAAAAGGCAATATTTTAGCATTATTTAATGAGTGTTGGAATGATATAGTTGATAGAGACGATATAAGAGTTATGAAAAAAAATGCAAAATGTCGAAAGTATACAAGAATATATGTTTCGGTTAAATGCCCAAAGTGTAAGGAGAAACGTTATCGTTCTATTAAAGATTTAATTTATTCTATTGAGGAAGGAACTTTTTCTGGATATTGCATAAAGTGTTATGTTAGCAAAGGAAGGTCCTTACATTTACAAAAAAATGGAAAAAGAATTATTGGAAAAAGAAGATATATTGATGAAAGAGGATATATAAGTGTTAGAATTAAGCGAAATAGTAAATTTTATGATATGTCAGGAAATGGAATTATTTTAGAACACAGACTTATAATGGCAAAATATCTTGGTAGAAGTTTAAAGAGTTGGGAACATGTTCATCATATTGATGGAAACAAATCAAATAATGATATTGATAATTTAGAATTAAAGGATGGTTCAATACACTTAAGCATGCATAAAAGAACGAGAGATATGTATGCAGCAGAAAGAGAACAATTAAATCGTGTTAAAAAAGATTTAGAAAGAAGCAAAGCTAAACTTAAGGGAAGTGCTTAAATGAAAGATAAATTTAAAATTAAAGGAACAGTAAGATTCACTTTGAAAAATAAAAGTGGAAAAGTTATTAAAGAATATGTTAAGGAAAATCTAATTACTAATACAGGATTAGCAACAATAGCAAAAGCATTACTTCAAGCAGGTGGGGATACTTCCATTGCTTTAGGAACTATTTATATTGGTGTTGGTGATAATTCAGTAGCAGTTCCAGCTCCATCTGTTACAGATATGACTTTAGCAAATGAACTTGCTAATGTTGCAGTTCCAAGAAAAGCAATTAATTATTGGAGAATAAATAATTATTCTGCTATTTTTCAAACGGACTGGATGCCAACAGAAGGAAATTCAACACCACCAAATAAACTTGCAGATGCTGGTTTGTTTTGGAATGGTGCAACAGCAAATAGAAATACAGGTGATTTAGTTTCAAGAGTGTTAATGATTCCTACACTTGCAAAAGACGGAAATAAAACCTTGACAATCACGTGGATATACACATTTGGTAGAATTTAAAGTGAGGAGATAAAGATATGGCTGAAGCAGTAAATCCAGAAAATGATGCAGGATTATTTCCCAATTATGGTAAAGATGATACACACAAAATTTGGGGACATGGTCATATAATAAATCGTCATAGATTAAATGGGCATGAATTCTGGATGGGAGATGGAATAACTCAAGTTGATGTTATTCCAGAAAGCAATGACCCTGATGTAAACCCACTTGATTCAATGTATATTTATGGAGGTGGTACAGATTTAAAAGTTAGAAAAATAATAGGAAATGTTGATGGATATAACTTTAAGTTTGATGTTGAAACAGCTATAGGAAATCCAGGAGCAATAAATACTTATTTTATAATGATAGCATATGATGAAGATGATGACCCGCAATATGCTGGGTCTGTTGAAGATGTTGATTTTGACGTTATCACAGCGTTAAATAAGACCATTCCAGGAACGTATGATGGTGCTTTGGTTCTTGGCTATGCAGATTGGAATGGAGTGGATACTTGGTCTAATATTGTTGTTTATCCACATTATAATACACTTGCAATGAGAAGGTTGCCACCAAGTTGGCATACAAGACAAGCAGGTGCTTTCGGAAATGGACAAGATGGAGATTTAACTGTTGCTGCTCCAGCATCTTTGACAAAAGATACATATTGTAGAAGAGTTACAATTAGTTCGTCATTAACTACTGCTGGATATAGACTATTTGCATCCGAGTATATATGGATAAAAAATGGAGGTTCAATAAATAGAAATGGAGTTCAAGGAAATCCGGGTGGAGGTTTATCAGAACAAGAATTAGGTGGCAGTGGTAGTGGAGGAGCTGGTGCAGTAGGTGTTGGAAATCCAGGTTCTTCAGCAACACCTGGAACAGAAGAATCACTGGGGGGGGATGGTGGAAAAGGTGGAGACGGTAATAATGCGGGTGGAGCAAAAGGAGACGGAACAGAAAGAGACCCAATTTATAATGTACCTCAAGGAATTATGCTTGAGAAAAAGGGAAACTTATATCAAGGTGGTTCTGGTGGCGGCGGAGGAGGTGGAGATGGAGCTGCTGCTGTTGGTGGGGGTGGCGCTTCTGGTGGAGGTATTGTACTTGTGTCTGCTCCTTTAATTTATATAGAAAATGGTGGTTTTATTAGAGCACAAGGAGGTGATGGACAACCAGGTTCAGGACCTAACACTGGTGGAGGTGGAGGAGGCGGAGGAGGAGCAGTTATTCTAATTATGAAAAAATTAGAATATACTGTTGCTGGAAATCCGCTTAATGTAAATGGAGGTTTGGGTGGTGCTGGTCAAAATGGAAGTCCAGCTAACGGAGACCCAGGAGTTACTGGACAGATTATAAAAATTTTCTTGGATGAAGTAAATGAGGTCTTGAATTAAATGAAAGCAATACTCAGAGTAGCAATTGACGACAGTAAATTTTTATCTGGAACGGTCCTCAACGCCTATTCAGACGATGAAGAACTTGGACCAGGCCAACTTGGGAATCAACTCTGCATAATGGTCAGGACGGAAAAGAGTCTTGGCGAACTCAGGGCTATGAGGATATATAAGAGAATCAGGATTGAACAATTTATGAGCGATGATTCCATTGCAATCAGGATACAACAGAAGGCAAGGCTTCTGAAGATAATGCAGAATAAGAAAGACCCCGTCATTGAACATGATGACGTTACTATCAAACCGCGTTTCGACAAGGTCGTGGACTTGATATTACAACCGGGATTGCTCCAAGACACGCCGGAGGCCCAGTGGCCGAAGGCGGATGATTTGGAAATAGAGGAAAGAGATGGCGACGTACTACGACTGCGGTGATGGTAAAACTTACACGAGCGTGACTGCCGTACAGGATGCTGTGGACGATATGCCCGGAGATATGAATGGGCAGAGTATTCATGCGGCGAGGGTTTTTACAAAAACACCCACGTTGAATTACAATGGTGTTGATGCCAGAACTGGATTTACGAATACAAGCGCTGCTGACCATCCGGAGATTATAGGCCAAATTTATCACGGCGGATTGGCTGGGGTTGCGCCTAAATTTTTCAATAATTATTCTGGGGGAGTAGTTGCAATATTAATGATTAATTATGGGGTGATAGAAAATATCGAGATTGGTGATATTGGTGCTTGTAGAGAAGGTGTTTATATCCACCAGGGAAATGTTAATAATTGCATTATACATGATTTGGCCTACGTTAGTCATCGTTGCAGGGCTATTGCTGCTATAACAGGTGGCAATTTAATTTATAATAATTTTATATACGGCATCCATTGTACAAATCCCAGTCAATTTGCAGCAGGAATATATTCTCACGGCACGGGGAACAAAATTTACGCAAATTCAATTTATAATGTTACGCACATAGGCACAAAAGCATATGGTATTCAAAGTGTTGATGACAGTTCTATAATAAAAGACAATATTTCGACGGCGACAGCAAATAATGACTTTAAATGGAACGGCGGTGAGTCTGCTGCAAACACCGACTACAACTGCTCGGAAGATGCAACGGCGGACGACCGCGGGGCCACGCACGCGCTTATCAACCAGGACCCGACAAACGATATTAAATTTGTGAACCTCGGGGCCGGAACCGAGGACTTGCATATACAGTCGGGTTCGTCCTGTATAGGTGCAGGAGTTGACCTTTCGGGCGAAGGCGTAACAGATGATATAGACGGAGACGCGAGACCCGCTACTCCATGTATGGGGGCGGATGAATATAGAGTGAGCTACATTCCACAACATAAAATCGGAAAAGGAATAAGAACTGGTGTCGGAACGGGGATAGGATAAATGAAATACTACGATAAGACAAAGAATGTAGGCTGTACGATAGAATTTCCTTTGATGGATAATGCTAATCCTCAAAGAGCATTTACTGGAACTGCTTGGGGAGCATTGACAAATGAAGTTTTATCAGCGGTTTATAATGATGGAACTCCTGACCAAGTCCTTACTTTAAGTGGTACTCCTACTGAATCTGCAAATGTAATTGGGCTTTGGTTATTGACACTTACAAATGGCGAGATGAATCACGATGAGATTGCTATTAAGTTAACAGCGGATGAAATAGATGACCAGTTTTTGCTAATTTCAACAAAGTTGTACACAAATCTTCTTGCAATAAAAACTAAGACGAACGGGATGAATTTCACGGGAACAGATATAAAGTCTACGTTAGATGGAGAGAAAGTTGCTGTTTCCAGCATGAACGCAAATTCTATAAATGCAGCTGCTATTGCGGCCGCTGCTGTTACTAAGATTCAAGCTGGGTTGGCAGTACCGGGTGATGCGATGGATTTGATTACAGACGCTCTTGATGCAGCTGCTGTAAAAGCTGACGCTGTTACTAAAATCCAAGCTGGACTGGCAACAGGGGCAAATATAACTAGTGTGTTAGCAGCAATAGCAAATAATTTAACAGCAATTAGTGGTAACTTAACAGCGATTGGTGGTAACTTAACAGCAATACAAATAAACACTGCAGTGTTGGTAATAATAGATACAGTTGTGGATGCAATCAAATTAAAAACTGATAAATTACCAACAAATCCTGCTGCTACCGGTGATAAGATGGATTTAGTTAATAACGCTGTTGATGCTGATGTTTGGGCTGATAGTGCTACAACAGAACTTATAGATGCAATTATAGCTCGAGTAGGTGCAATAAAACTTATTGATAATGCTTTTGTGATTATACTTGACGAAGATGTAAATATATTACAAACACCAAGAATAAATTATGTTCGTGGTGATACACATCCGTATGTGATTTCAGTTGTTGACAATGATGGAACTCCTGTAAACTTGACAGGTTGTAAAATATACTTTACAGTTAAAGAGGAATATTCCGATTTAGATTCAGCTGCAATACTTCAAAAGACAAGTGCTGATGTTGCAGAAATTGAAATAACTGATTTTGCAGGTGGAATATTTGAAATTAAGTTTTTAGCTGATGATACTGAAGATGAAGAAACTGGTAGTTTTAATGATTATAAATATGATATTCAAATAAAAGATTCTTCTAATTTAATATGGACTAGGACTCGTGGAGTATTTCGTTTATATGGAGATGTAACAAAGAAAGATGATTAGGGATAAGGAGGAATCATGTCTTTACATCAAAGAAAATTTTTATATTCCAGTGTTAAACAAGTAGCTCATGGTGCTGCTGCAATTGAAAGTGATGTTGAAATTGATGTATCTCATGTTCATCATGCAAGAGTTCAAGCAAAAATTATAGGAAAAGATGGAGCTTCTAATGGAACATTTACTTTGGAAGCTTTTGGAGTAATAAATGCCTTACAAGATACTAAATTATTTGATTCATTTACAATGACAGCTAATGGACTTACTGAAGTTATTGAAAGTAAATTAATGGATGTAAGGGGCTTTTCTTCAATTAAAGTAGAAATCTCTTATGTAAAAGCAGGTGATTATTGTGTAGCGGAAATACAGTGTGGTTTGCCATTTGCTGCAGGTTCACGTGGATAGCTAATTGTAACTGGTAAGTGGAACGTGATTAGATTAAGCCAAACCAATATGAAAGGAAAAGAAAAATGGCTGAAGAAATTTTTGGAACTAAATTGAGATATGTTGAAATGTTAAATCTTCAATGTCCAGCAAGTAAGATTTGTGAACTTGGTACAATGCTCAGAAAAGCGGAGAGACGTGTAGGTCCTCCAGTAACAGATATTGCTGCTTTGAAGTTAGTTGATGCAAATAATCGTTATGATGGCAAAGTAATTATGGTAAAGAATCGTGGTTTTTACGTATTTGATGCTGAAAGCACTGAAACTGAAGATTTAGAAAGAATAGTAGCTCCTACTGTAGGAACTGGTCGTTGGCACGCTGCTGGTGGCCAAGAATCAGGTGGCGGAATTATTTGGGAACGTGGTGTTATTGATAAGGATATTGTAGATTCAGCAGGAGCTGTAGCTACTGAAGGAAATCGTTATCTTATTGGTGGTGTTGGTCTTAATGATTGGGCTGGACATAATTGGGATATTACAGAATACACTTCAGATGCTGAATGGATATTTACTGAACCAAGAGAAGGAATGGTAGTTCATATTGCAGACGAAGATAAAATTATGATTTACAATGGAACTAGTTGGACTGACTTTGGTTTAGTAGTTCAAATTAATAGAAAAAATATTGCATGGGTTGATAAGGATGGAAGTGATACTACTGGACAAGTTGGTAGTTTTACTCGTCCATATTTAACTATTGGAGCAGCACTTACTGCAATAACTACAGCAGCTGCAGATGATAGATTTGCAATTATTGTTGGTTCTGGTGAATATGCTGAAAATGTCGTGTGTAAACCATTTGTTGATTTATATCTTGGTACAGCGAGAATTATTCCTGCTGCTGGAGATGGAATTAAATTTGATGATGACATGTCTGTTCATGATGGAATAGTTTCAGCAGCAGCTGGATATTGTTTTGATGTAACTGCTGTTGGTGTTACTTCTGCAAATTGTTACAATACTCAATATGCTGCTGGTAAAGTATTAAAAAGTGGTGGTGGAGCATTTGTTAATTTTTACAATATTCAACCACTTCCAGGAGCAGCAATTGCTACCTTTGCTGATGTTGCTGGTGGAGCATTGGGTGGAATATTTTATGATTCACAACTTGATGGTGCAGCAGGTACAGATGATGAAATTCAACTTTATGGTTGTTATTGCAATGGAGCTTGGACTACTACAGATACTATTATAGCTAATGCAACTACTTTTGTAGGAGCATTTAGTTTAACTACTCCTTCAGCTGCAAGTCATTTTCAAGGATGTAATTTTGTTGCAAGTCTTACTGCGCTTGAAGGTTCTGCAATATTTGAGGGTTGTCAAATAGGAACTTCAATTACTGTTAATCATGCAAATGCAGATATAATATTTAATGGTTGTTATGTAGGAACTACATATACTGTTACACTTGGAATAGCGCAGTTTAATGGAGGCGGCATTAGTACAGATGTGTCTTTTGCGGGTACTAATGTAAATAGTTTTAATGGAGTTCGAGTTGGTGGAACTACCACTATTCTTGAAGCAACACTTCACGCTGAAGGATGTAGATTTGTTGGAGCTTTTCTTGTAAATCATGCAAATGCAATATTTGTTGGAAATGGTAATAAATTTGATGACACTTACACTGTTACACTTGGGGAAGCGACTTCAGATGGTTCTACAATAACTGGAGCAGTTTCTCTTGAAGGAACAAATGTAAATCGTTTTGGTGGCTGCACATTAGAAAGTTCTTTAACAATACTTGAAGCAACTGCAATAGCAACTGGTGGAAGCATTGAAGGAGCAGTAACAGTTAATCATGCTAATGCTGTGCTTGAAAGTTCTGGCTGTCATTTTGAGAGTACTTATACTATTACTCTTGGAACTGGAAATATTGAAGGCGGGAGAATTCAAGGAGCAACTTCAATAGCTGGAACTAATACTAATAGATTAACAAGTACGATGTTGGCAGCTGTTACAGTACTTGAAGCAACTGTAATTATTACTGGTAGTTCAATAACTGGTGCACTACTTGCAAATCATGCAAATGCTGTACTACGAGTTGAAGGTACAGATTTTGCAGGAACATTTACAGTTACATTGGGAGTTGCAACTGTAAATGGAGGTTTAATTGTAGGTGCAACTTCACTTGAAGGTACCAATGCTAACTTCTTTGAAGGTGTACGATTTGGTGATACTTTTACACTTCTTGAAGCTACTGCAAATCTTGCGGGATGTTCAGTAGCAGGTGCTGTACTTGTAAATCATGCTGCTGCTATTTTAGTTGCTACTGGTAGTGATTTTCAAAATACTTTCACAGTTACACTTGGAGAAGCAACTGTTGATGGCACAATTATTTCTGGTGCAGTTTCCGTTGAAGGAACTAATACAAACCGACTTGCCGGATGTACACTCGAAGGTGCTTTGACAGTTCTTGAAGCAACTGTGATTTTAGCTGGAAGTTCAGTTGAAGGTGCAGTAGATACTAATCATGCAAGTGCAGTGTTATATGACATCGGTTCAATACTTGAGAGTACTCTAACTACTACACTTGGAGCAGCAGTTGTTTCAGGCGGAAGTATTAGAGGTGCAATTGATGTAGCCGCTGGTGCAATTGAGATGTCCAATGACACTGACTTGGGTGGTGCTATTACAGGTGCTCCTACTTATCTTGGAACTCCAATAAGAGATATTGGCGGAGTTGGGCTTACCTTTATTCGATTTACTGGTGTTCCACTTGCAAACGATACTTTTACTATTGATGGTAGAATTCACATGTTTGATGGTGGTGGAGACGTTCCTATTGTTCGTGTTCCGGGTAATGTGGATGGGACACTTGATAATGCAGTAACAGCTATTAATGCTGATGCAGCTGGTGTTGGTGTTACTTATGCAATTAAAGCTGCTGGTGCAGGAGCTGCTAACGGAGTTCTAATAATTGTCCATGAGACTGTAGCGACTGACTTTGCTTTAGTTATTACTGTAAATGTTGGTGGATTTATGACTGCTAGTCACGCCAACGCAGTCGGTGATTTTGTAGCTGCTCGTCAAGACAATTATAAGTTCCGTCGTGTAATGGTTGCTCAGGACATTCTTGCTCTAGCAGCAGTTGAAGGTATTGTTCTTGGATGTGTACCGTCAACTGTAGCACCAAGATATATTAACTTATTTGCGACAGATGCTGCTGGTGTTATTTTACCAATGGCAACTTATAGGATTAATGCTAATCAGGTTGGAGGTGCGTGGTATGAGATTGAACTTTTAGACCCACTTGGTGCGGCTCAGTTTGCTGCTGGTGACCTTGCATATGTTGAGGCCCAGGTCTAATTCGTAACTTTTAAGGAAAGGAAAGGAATAAACATGGCTGGACCAGTAGCAGACGTTCAGATTGACTCTGAACTCTCAAAAGACTTAGGTGGGATTGGAGTTGGATATGTTTCTTTCTCCAAACAACCCGCAGCTAATGACATTATAACAGTCGGTGCAAGAGGTATTGAGTTTGATGGTGTTGGTGCTAATATTAATGTAGCCATTGGTGGAACTCTTGCCTTAACACTTGCAGCCGCTGTTGCTGCTATTAATGCAGATGGCACAATTCTTGCGGATGCTATCGTTGGAGCAAACGATGCTTGTTTGAACTTTGTTGCGCGGTCTCCAGGTACTGCAGGAAATCTTGGAATTGTCGATACTGTTGACAGTGGCGCAGCAATGATTTGTTCAGCCGCTCTTATGGTTGGTGGAAAAGCAACTGCAATTACGGAATCATATCGTGAATCCTATACAATAACTGCAATAGATGTACAAGAAATGGCGGCAGGAGCGCAGGATGCGGAAATTTGCATTGCAGCTATTCCAAAAACTACTGCTCCTACTTCAACTCAAATAACAGTTTGGGATACAACGGGCTTAATACACCCGTTCGCAAGTCTGTTGTTTGTTTGGAGACAAATCAATGCTAATTATTATGGTTTGTTTCTGGAAGATAATGGACCTTTATTAGCCGCTGGCGACACAATAGAAATAATTGCAGCGTATTAGTAAAATTAACGCATGAATGAAGGAGAATAGATATGGCATTTTCAGAAGAAGATAAAGAATTTTTAAGTGGAATATTTGTCAATCAAAAAAAAGACATAACTAAAATTGCAGATGAAAGAGATAAAAAAATAAAAAAAGATGTTCAGGAAGTAGTAACGAAAGTTACTATAAAAGTGGATAAACTATGTGACAATTTTAAAGCACACAAGAAAGAAGCTTTTGAACGCGTGGCACAACATGATATACAAATTGCGCTAAATGAAAAATCAATTAATGGAAATAAAGAATTAGTTGAGTCAAAATTGGAACAAGGAGCAATTCAACTTAAGGAAATAAAAGATGTAAATAAAAGTTTATCCAATAGGATTTACTGGCTGATTGGATTAATAATAATGGCATTAATAATGTTAGCTGTTGCTCTTTTTGGAAAAATTTTATAAATCAGAAAAAAATTATATTGTGCAATAAAAATTGTTTTTTCTAATAAGCATTTATAAATTTTATTAAAGAAACACTCTCCGTCACTTTTATACTTATCTTCATTTTAGGTCCCAGAAATGGGACCTTTTATTTTGTAGTGATAAAGCTAATTAAATTGTGATAGTAACTATTATAGAGAATATTATATGGCAAAGAAAAAGAAAATTCTTAAAGTAAAAATTACTAATTCAATTTCAATTAGCGCTTCTGATGTAAGTAGAAAAAAGTTAATTGAATTGAAAAAAGAATTCTCTGTACACAATCCTGAATATTATAAGATAAAAGGAATGGGATTTTCAACAAGAGGAATTAAACCCGTATATCAGCTCTATGAGCACTGGAAAGGTAGAATTTGGTTTCCAAGAGGTTTGATGGATAAGTTAAAAAAGTTATTACCTGATTTTAAATTTAAAGTTAAAGATGAAAGAATTGAAGTTTCTTTAAATAAAAAAGTAAAGTTAAAATCTGGATTTAAATTTTGGGAATCTCAAATAAATGCAATAAATATTTCAGTAATAAAGGAGCAAGGAATAATTCATGGTGTTTGTGGTTCTGGTAAAACTGAAATACTTCTTGGTATTTTTGAGAGATTACAACAAAAAACACTTGTAATAGTTGATAAGCTTGAATTGATGAAACAATGGGTATCAAGAATTAACAAAAGATTCACAAATATTAATGTTGGTGAGATAGGCGGAGGTAAATGGAAAATTGGAAGGGATATAACAATTGGCTCTCAACAGACACTTATTAAACATGTTGATAAAATAAGAAATGAATTTGGAATTATCATAGCAGATGAGGTGCATCATTTTTCTTCACCTTCCTTCCTGGAATTAATTTCAAAATTAAATGCAAAGTACAGAATAGGAGCATCTGCAACTTTAAAGAGGAAAGATAGAAAGGAATTTTTAATGTTTGCTGCTTTTGGAGATATTTTATATAAAATTACAGATGAGGATTTAAGTAAAAAGGGTAAAATATTTATAACACAGTTTATTGTTATTCCTACTAACTTTAAATCTGAATTATATGTCCAAGAGAAAAAAAAACTTGATGGAGAAATAGAATATTATGGATACAACTTTCATGCTTTGTTAGGAGAGTTAAAAGAAGATAAAGAAAGAAATGAATTAATATTAAAGTTTATAAAAAGAGAAGTAAAAAATGGACATAAGTGCCTTATTATGGCTGATAGAGTTTCTCATTGTATTTATTTTAGAAATTTATTACTTTCAAACAATATAAGTGCAGGGATGATGGTTGGAGAAAAGGAATATGAAAATGAAAGAAAGAAAGCTCCTGAATTGCTTAAACAAGGAAAGTTCTTTTGTATTGTTGTTTCTCCATTGGTACGTGAGGGCTTTGATTTACCAGAACTTGATAGAGCATTCATTATTAATCCATCTGCAAGTAATGAATTAAAAATACAACAGCAATCAGGTAGAGTGAAAAGGATTGCAAAAGGTAAAAAAGATGCTAAAGTTTATTACTTTTGGGATAAAGAAGTAGTTGGATTTGATAGACATATTAAACTGCTTCAAAAGTTGTTTAAAAATTTGAAGATTTATAGAGAAAAGTGAAAGTTAGAAAATTATTCTCTTTAGAGAAATATGCTTAATGTTTCTTACGTGAACGCTCATTAAATTCTGGGGAGATTTTAGATGATTTTCTTTATAGAAGGTAGCCAAGACGTTGATTTATACCACGGGGACAAAGATAGCTCCCCAGGAGGAGCTTTCTGGCGCACAGGGGATATGAATATGGGTATATTTAATATCCCCTGTGCAATGTGGAGATAAATTTATGAAAAAAATAAAGAAAGTAAAAAAAGATAAAAAGTTTGAGTTTACAATAGATAGATTGGAAGAGTTACTTATATTTAACAAGACTGGTAATTATTCAAGTAATTTAATGAGACTGCTTGCTTATATAATCATTAAATTTAATGGAAGCAAGTCTATTCAACTTTGGTACCAAGAAGATAGATGGTTGAAAAGAAATTTTTTTAAAACCAAATTTAATCGTTGTTTAGGATTTTTAAAACAAAAAGATATTATTCAGACTATTTTTTCCAGAAAGAAAACTTATAGAATAAATTATAGACTTTTAGGAGAATTGATTACTAACGATTTGGACATTGATATTTTGTTAGAGATTAAAGAACATTATGAGGAAATGTTTGATTTTTTAGCAGAAAGAAGAAAAAATACAAAGTTAATTAAATTACAAGATGAAAAATTGAGTGAGAGCGAGAGAAAATCGGTCAAGGAAAAAGGAGTAAACTCCTTTTCCTTTTTAACTCCTAAACACTCTAACTCTCTAATAAATAATAATATAATAGCTAATAGAGATAAGGGGGGGATATATAAGGGGGGGAAAGGAGATGTTAAGTTAAAGAAGATAAAAAAGATAAAAGGAATAGAAAGTGGGAGTGATTTTAGAAAGGAAACAAGAAAAAGAGAAGGATTTTATAAGGGTAGTAATAAGAATAAAAAGTTAAGAAAGGACTCAACTGTATTGTATGGTGAGTATAGGCGCAATCCTTCAGAGAATCCTAAGTTAAATTCTTGGAGAAATAGAAATATTAGAGATTGGAGACCTATTGAGTTTCTTGGATATTATATTTATTTATATAGGGAAGAAGTAGGACGTGAAAATGTTGCAATGCAAGATGACCAAACTTACATTAAATTTAAAAATGCAATTAGAAAAATATTACGTAATTGGTTTGACAATGATAGAAAAGAAATGAAAGAATATTTGGAGTGGGCAGTTTATTACTTTACAAATGAGATGGATGAAAGATACATGCCTTCAGTAAATCTTATTTTTGATTTATATGGTAAAGTAAGTTGGGTATTTGATACTTATATTGGAACAAAAGTAAAAAGAAAAAAGAAAAAAAGAAAAGATAGCGACTGGGCATCTAACGATAAGTGGAAAGGAAATTAAAATGAATAAGAAAAATATTATAAAGGGAATACTTTGGGGAGTTGTATTTGCTTTAGTAATGTGGGCATGTCTTGGTTTATTAGTATGCGTGATATGGAGGTAGAATGGAAACAAAGTTATCTTTTGAAGAAGTAAAAAAAGAAACAAGGTTATTATCAACAAAGATAAATTGTTTAACTACGAAGAAAAAAACTATTCCAAAAATTTTAAATGAAGATGACAAATGTAATTTAATTGAGAAGGATATGCCAAGACGATTTATTGATTTGTATTTTGGAGATTTTGAAAAAGTAATATCAGAAGAAAATTTTGAAAAGATAAAAAAGTATATAAAGGATTTTTGGAAGAACTTGATAAATGGAAAAGGAATGATATTTGTTGGACCAGTAGGAACTGCAAAAACAGCTGCTGCTTGTTTACTAATGAAGTATGCTTATTCATTTTTTTTAAATGAAAAGTTTTATTTTCAATATAAAAAATATAATAAGGGAGTTTTGACTTTAGAAGAATCTGTTCAGTTTGTTTTATCAGGAAAAATGCTTTTTGATTATTTTGGCGATAAAGAATCGTTTTTAAAATTAAAAGATAAGTCGTTTTTAATTATAGATGATATTACTAAGCCAACACAGAACTTTTTTGTAGAGGTATTTGATTTTGTAATAAGACATAGGGAATTGAATAATTTACCAACTATATTAACATCTCAACTTCCAATGAAAAAATTAAAGGAATTTTTTGGATTACCAGTATATGACTTAATAAAAGGAAATTATAAAGTTCTTAAATTTCTTGGTAAATCGAAAAGATGGCAGTAAGTTTTGTAGGTTGTAGTTTAAAGGATAAGAATTTGCTTTGTGCATGTAAGGAGGAAAGAGTGTGCGATAAAAGGAAAAAAGAAGAAGTGAAAAGTAAAAGAGAAAGAATAGTTAAAATATTGTTTAAAGGAATAGGCCCATCATACTGGCACAGAGGAGATGGAAGAATAGTGTTTCCAGGAGAAACTGTAATATTTAGAGAATCAGAGTTACCAAAGACTTTATTTGATAGGTTGTTAAAAAAAGAGAAAAAGAATGAAAAGTAAAAGAGAGAAATTTCTTGAATACGAAGTCAATGTTGCTAATGAGCAAACTATTATAGCATCTGCTGTCAAATCAAAAAAGAAAAAGGAAAAGATATTTAGTAAGATAGAACCAAAAGATTTTGTAGCAAGGAGGCATAGAAATATTTTTCAAGTCTTATTGTGGATGAGGAGAAGGGATTTAAAGTTTAATGAAGATACTTTTATGCAAATGGCAGGAGATTTGGATGTTGGTAAAGTTAGATATGTAAGAAAGATAATTAGTACGTTTGATGCAAATACTAATATTAATTTTCATATAGAACAACTGAAAGCAGATAGATTGAAGTTTGATTTATATAGAGGTCCGGTTCCTGAATTAATGGATATTACTGCAACAAGAAGTTCTGACAAAGAATCAATTATAGAAATAGCAAATAAGATAAGTGAGAGAATAAGAAAAGAAACAGGGTTAGATGGTACGTTAGATAAAGAAGAATTAAGAAAAATGTATTTAAAAGACTTTAAGGAAAGAGCAAAGATAAAGTTTATTGGTACAGGTTTAAAGGAATTAGACGATAAGTTGATTGAAGGATTTTCTCCTAGTACAGTTTCCATTATTGCTGGCAGACCTTCAATGGGTAAAACGATATTTATGCTTAATGTTATATTTAATTTATCTCATTCAAAGAAGATGTTAATATGTGAAATTGAAATGGGGACACTGATGATAATGGATATGTATATTTCATTGTGTACAGGAATTAAACTTGATAAACTAATAAAAGAATCTGCACAATTAACACTTAGTGAAAGAAAAAGAATTAGAAGAAAAGCAAAGCAAATAACAGAGAATGAAAACTTAATATTTATGGATGACCCTAAATTAACTCTTGATAGATTAGAAATAGAGTTGAAGAATAATAAGTATGATATTTGCTTTATAGACTTATTTAGTAGGTTAAATGATGTAGTTCCAAGTCCAGAAGGATTTACAAGAAAGTTGTATCAAGTAAAGAGAATAGTAAGAATGACTGGTACACATATTTGTTTAATACATCAAATGAAAAGAAGGACAGGGAAGGAATCAAAAAGACCAACATTAGAAAAGTTGAAAGATAGTGGTACGTTTGAAGAAGCAGCAGATTTAGTTTTGGGTGTACATAGAGAAAAATATTATCGTCCTCAGTTAGCAAAAGATATTGCTGAAATAATTGTACTAAAACAGAAAAGAGGAGAGAGCGGTGTAAGTGTTCCGTTTAGGTTTAATGGTCATATATGTGAACTTGGTGAATATGAAAAGGATTACGCTTATGGCAGAGATTTCACAGAATTTTAAAAGATGTCCAATTTGTTGGGGTAATGCAAATATGTGTGATTTGAAATTGAAGAAAAATATTATAAGATAGTTATTCAAAGAATATAGAAATATAAGCAAGAGAAAAGAAAATGATTAAAGATATAAAATACAGACGAGTAATGAGGAGTGCTGATTTAAGATTAGTATTGCAGCATCTTAATATTGAGTACGAAGAAATAGGCAAAGAATTAAGAATTGAATGTCCAAATCCAAATCATAATGATAAACATCCATCTTGTACATTACATTTTGATAATAAGTCAAATAAATTTGGATGGTGTTCCTGTTTTGGTTGTGGATTTCATGGTACAATAAAAACATTAATTTCTGTAGTTGAAAATATTTCTATTGATAAAGCACAAAGTTATTTAATTAATTTTTATATAAAAAACAAAGGAAAGAAGATTATAACAAACTATGGAAGTATAAGAGAAAAAGAAAGTAAAAAGAAAATAAAAATAAAATTGCCTGAAGAATTTAAATTAATAGAAATAGGTTCAAATAGTTCATATGAAAAGTATTTGTTAGGTCGTGGATTAACTAAAAAAGAAATAGTAAAATATGGTTGGGGATATTGTTTTAGTGGAATATATCGTAAGAGAGTAATTTTACCGGTATATAAAAAGAAAAGATTAGTAAATTTTTATACAAGACATATCACCACAGATATAGAAGAAAGAAAAGCATGGAATGCTAAGTTCTCAATTATAGCAGAAGTAATTTTTCCTTATAATGAAATAGATTTTAATTTACCTTATATTTGGATAACAGAATCTGTTTTTAATTTTTTTAGTTTAAGAAAGTTAAAATTAAAAAATATTATTTGTATTTTTGGTAATAAAATAACTGATTGGAAAGTTGATTTAATGAGAAAGTTTTATGAAATAAGAATAGTGCCCGATGGAGATAAGGGTGGAGACGAATTAGTTCAAAGTATTTTTTTAGCATTGAAAAAGGATTGTTTAGTTAAATCTGTTAAGATGATTCAAGGAGAGGATGCGAATTCCATAACAACGAAACAAACAATAAAACAATTAGAAAATGTTATAAAAACTTTGAATATAGTTAAACGAAAAAAGTCAAAAGTTAAACTGAGTTATAAAATTGATAAATAATAGATAAATTATAATAAGTTACAAGTGGTCCGCCCTTGTCTTTATATTTTTGAGACTTACACTTGAAAAAATATATTTTTTTAAAAGTTTTTTAAATTATTTTAAGTAAAGGACTTATGATAAATCTTGAAAAATATTACAAAAGTTTTAGTGGACTCATGGCTCATATTTGTTATAATAAAGGCAAAAGATGGAACCTAAAGAAAGGAGGATGAATGAAACAAAGATTTCTAAAGAGAATTAAAAAGAAAAGGCACGGACAAATGCTTGCACTTTTATAGCAAGAGCAAAAAGGGGATAAAATAATGAGAGGATATTATCGTACATATTTGGAATATAGAGGTGAATATTCAAATAGAAAATTACAGAAAGAATGGGATAGAAAATTACAGAAAGAATGGGAGTTTGGTTATTGTATTAAAAGAGTTGTTGAAGAAAATATAATAAATACTCTTGTTCTTGGAGGAGATAAGGAAAAGGCAAAAAAGAATATAGGAAAATTTTATAGTTACATTGTTTGTCGGGGATACAAAAACAAAAGTTACAAAATAATTAAAGAAAGATATTTTAGCAGAAAATGGAAAGCAAAAGACTGGTGCTACAAAGAATATTGTAAAAAGAAAGGAATTGAATTTGAATCTTTACATCATGTTTCAGAAAAAAGAAAGGAGCAAGGCAAAAAACTTTACAAAAAACTTCAGGAAAAGAAACAGCAAAAACAAACAAATCGTGCCAGATTATCTGGTAAAATAATTCGTAGAATTATTAGAAGAAAGGAGTCACACAATGACGAAAGCAGTATCTGAAAAAGATAGGGATGTCCTTAATCAGATTTTTCAAAAAGGAGTTTTAATTGATTTGGATGTTTCATGGTGGATGGGACAAACAAAACTTCGTCCTGAAGATTTGGGAATTCCTGGAAAAAATATTAATCTGGATTTGTTTTCTCTTGGTAGAAAAAGGTATATACCTAAAACATGGATTGGAAAATTTAGAAAATATGAGCAATTAGCAAGACAGAATGTTGCTAGATATTGTTTTAAATACAAAAATCTTGGAGGGTGGTACATTCCAATGGGGGCACTTCGAAAATTGGTTGGAGAGTTGGAGTATTGTAAAGGAGAATTTTACAAAGTAGTTGAAGAATTTAGAAAAAACTATCCAAGAATAAAAGAAAAAATGATTAAAGAATACGAGAAAGAAACAGATACAATTTATAAAAGGTTAAGGACGTTAACACGTCAGTTACCTGCACAAGAAGATTTTAGAAAAATCTTTATGAAAAAGATAAAAGATTTCTATCCTGTAGACCCAACAGATTACTTTAAATTTACTTTTACTTTTTTTGAAATTACAATTCCTCGTGACTTTCAGGCAAAAGTAACAAATATTAAAAAGAAATTAACAAAAGAGGAACAAAAAACACAAAGAGAAGAATTAAGGAAACAAACATTAATAAATCAATATAGGAATTCATTTCAAACACAAATTAATGAGTTTCTTGGTTCAGTTGTATTACAGTTAAGAAGTTCAACAGTTGAATTTGCAGAAAGAGTAAGAAAGCAAATTGAGGGAGGTAAAGTAACAGAACCGAGATTAAATCGAATACGAGAGTATATAGAAAGATTTAAAATGATAAATTTTATAGATGACAGGGAAGTTCAGAAAGAGTTAGAAACACTTAAAAAACATGTAACAAAGAAGTCAGCAGATGATTTCAACTCTAATCAGGATTTAGAAACACGTCTTCGTGAAACACTTGGAAAAGTAGTTCAAGCAGCTTCCAAGAATGGAAGTGATGTAATTAAAAAGTCGTTTAGCTACAAACGGCGTATAGTCAGAAAAAAGTAAGGAGGTACATTAATGTCTTTTAAAGAAGAGTTTAAAGCTCACATAAGTGCAGGTTATCCTCTTTTGTATGTAAAAACGTACGAAGAGAAACGTGCACAAATCACAATAAGAGAAGTTGCTAAGAGTATTCCAAAACAATGTTTTTTTTGGACAGTAACAGTAGGTCTTTGTGAAGTGGAGTTGAAGGCTGAGGGAACAGGTGAACCTATTCCAGAGACAATATCTCCAGATGATTTAGTTCGGCATCTGGCAGAAAGTTTTAAGGAGGACCTTGCAATTGTTGTTCTTTTTGATTATCACGAATTTCTTAATGACCCAGTAATTAAAAGGAGAATAAGAGATTTGGAAGGAAAGTTTAAAGAGAAAGGAAATAATTTAGTTTTTCTTTCTCCAATTTTAAAAATTCCAGATGAGCTTCAGAAGGATATGACATACTTAGAATTTGAGCTTCCAAATCAAAAAGAGCTTGAAAAAGTTGTTAAGGAAATTTCAAAGGATAATGATGTAAAAATTGGAAAGGATAAAGTTGAAGCAATTGTAGATTCAATCAAAGGATTGACTACAATGGAAACAGAAAATGCTGTTTCACTTTCTATTTACAAACACAATGGTATTATTCCAAATGAATTAAGAAAGAGTAAAGTTCAGATAATAAAGAAATCAGGAATACTTGAATATCGTGAAGCAGATACAAACATGAATGATGTAGGAGGATTTGGAAAGTTAAAAGAATGGCTCCAATTTAGAAAAAGAGCCTTCACAAAAGAGGCAAGAGAATACGGAATTGTTCCTCCAAAAGGGGCTTTACTTCTTGGATTGCCAGGATGTGGAAAGTCTTTGGTAGCAAAATCAATATCAAGTGAATGGGGTTATCCTCTACTCATTCTTGATATTGGTAAAATATTTGGAAGTCTTGTTGGACAATCTGAAGAAAACACAAGGCAAGCTCTTCAATTAGCAGAAGCAGTAGCACCATGTATTATGATGGTAGATGAAATAGAAAAAGGGCTTGCTGGTTCTGCTTCAGGTGGAAAACACGATTCAGGTGTTACTTCTCGTGTTTTTGGAACGATTCTTAATTGGATGCAAGAGAGACAGGCAGATGTCTTTGTTGTGGCAACTGCAAATCAAATTAAAATGCTTCCACCTGAATTTTTAAGAAAAGGTAGATTTGATGAAATCTTTTTTGTTGACCTTCCTTTTCCAAACGAAAGAGAAGAAATATTTAAGATACATTTAAAGAAAAGGAAGAGGAAGCCGAATAGCTTTAATATAGATGAATTGGTGGAAGCGACAGAGAAGTTTACTGGCTCTGAAATAGAAGAAGCGATAAATTCAGCTTTATTTTACTCTTTTGAAAAGAAAAGAGAATTAAAAACAGAAGATATTTTAAGAGCGGTAGAATCAACAACGCCACTGTCTAAAACAATGGCAGAAGATTTAAACATTCTTCGTGACTGGGCCAGAGATAGAGCAGTTAATGTTTCTGGTAAAAGGATTAAGAAGATTAAAAAATTAAGTGGTAAAAGAAGGATTCAAAGGTCAAAAGACGAAGATTCATTTAACCTTAATTAGAAAGGAGAAGTAACATGTCTCATTGGACAACAGTCAAGACAAAAATTAGTGTTAAGAACATAGGAGCGTTGAAAGACGCTCTTAAAGAACTTTTTCCTGAAAATGAGATTCAGGAAAATTCTACAGTGAGAGGTTATCGAAGTCCTCAAACTGCACGTCTTGTTTTGAGGGGGAAACGAGGAAATTATGACATTGGATTTACTGAGGGTGAAAAAGGAACACTTTCAATTGTAACAGATTGGTGGGGGGCCGCTCGAGAGTTTGGGCAACGAGAAAATACTATTAATAAGATTAAACAAGGTTATTCCAAGCATGTGATAGTGAGACAGGCAAAAACAAAAGGTTTTTTTATAAAAGAAACTAAAACTAAAGAAGAAGGTATTCGCCTTCATCTTACAAAGTACTAAGGAGGTGTACAGTGGCAAAAAAAGAAATCATCGTTGATATTGATAAGACTGGAGAAGTTCAGATTGAAGCAAGGGGATATTCAGGTAATGAATGTCTTAAAGCAACAAAGTCCATTGAACAAGCACTTGGTGGAGGAGTAGAAGAAAGAAAGATGAAAAAGAATCACGAAATTCGTGTAGAAAGAGAAAGTCTTAATGAGTAAAAAACATATCATATTTGATATTGGAGAAGAAGGAGAAATTACGTTTTGGTTTTCTTCTGAAGCAGAAGAAATGCTTCAAGACGAGATTGACGAAAGAACTCCAGGTCCAGTTCCAATAAAAGGAACAGAGAATTTGTTTCATCCTGAATTTTGTGGATGAAGTAATAGTAAATCAAAATAGGGGAGTCCTGATAAAAAATTCATTGATTCATACCAATGGACATATCAGGGCTCTTCTATGGGTTTTAAATCTTAAAGAAAGGGGGAAACATGAAATCATTATTTGAATGGCTGCATTATACTAATGCAGAATTATTTGGATTTGTATCATATTTATATATTTTCTCTTTGATTATTGGAATGATTTTCTCAATTAAATTCAAGAGAGAAAGAGAATAATTTGTATGAAAGAAAAAAAAAAAAGAGATTGAAATTTAAAATTTTTTCTATAAAATATTATCATTCTATTTATAGGAGTCTAACACTTTTTTACAGGAGTCAATGGAGGTGAGTATGGTCAATCTACTGTTTGAAAAAATGAGTAAAAAACTAAGGAAATTTATTGAATATAATTCTTGGAAATTTTCAAATTTTTCAAGATATAATGATAAGTGTGATTTTGAAAATATTGCACTCATTGTGATTTGGGAGAAGATTCCAGATTTTAGGTATGTGTGTGGCATATGTGAGAAAAAGTTCAGAGAAGAAAAAGCGTATAGAAAGCATAAGCATAGTAAGTATCAGCAGGGAAAAAAGATTAAATTTAAAAAGCCAAAAATTATTTTAGAGTCGTATCTCATGTCGCGAATTCTTTCAAAATATCAAGCAGTGTTGAAGGAAGAAAATGCTTTAAAAAGGTATCCAAGTAATAGGCAAGTTTTTCAAATGAACAATTTAGACTCTACTTTTGAGATTAGTAACGAGAGTAATAACAAAGATTTTAATAGGTCTGTAAAAACTGATAAATTGGGGGGACGTCAAAATGCAGATGATTTTAGGATTAATAGATTACATTTAAAATTTGATGAGCATGCAGAATATGACTTAATGGAAGTAATAGAGTTAGTGTCAAAGGACTTTACTGACACTGAAATTGAGGTAATGAATATGTTGCTTAACAAGTATAGAATTTATCAGATTATTCTTGGTTTTGAAGAAAAGAACAGAGGAGATATTCATACTGTTAAAAAAGCTGTAAGAAACATTCGTAAGTACATAAAAACATATTTAGAAAAAATAGAGAATGTTGTATAACTTTTTATATAGTATATCTATGATGATTCTTTGAAAGTAAGATTTTATTCAAGTTAAATCTGATATGATTTAAAGAGTTTGATAAGAAAATCATTAAATCATACCAAGGAACATATTAAAGCTCCCCTATGGGCTTTTAAGGAGCTCCAGAGGAGCTGATTTTGAGTGAAAGGAGACATGGTTGTCTCATAAAAATTTTCGGTCCACAATTCAAAGGAATGGAGGTAAGTAACATGGACATGAAAGTACTCAAAAAAACAGCTAAAGATTTTGGAATTAAGGTCTTAAAAAAAGACGATGAGGAATCTTTAGCAGAGAAAATTCGGGGTTACTTTAGTGAGAAGGATTTTGAGCTTGATGCTCAATGTCCTGAGTGTGGAGAGGATATTCCAGACGAGGATATGTGTCCTTTTTGCGGGGTGTCTTTTGAGGATGAGGATGAGGATGAGGATGAGGATGAGGATGAGGATGAGGATGAGGATGAGGATGAGGATGAGGATGACGAGGAAGATGAGGATGAGGATGAGGATGAGGATGAGGATGAGGATGAGGATGAGGATGAAAAACCTAAAAAGAAAAGAGGTAGACCTAAAAAAGAATCAAAAAAGACAGAAAAGGAAGGAAAGAAGAAAAAAGGGAAAACTGGAAGAAAAAAGGGTTCTCGTAGTTTGAAGTCAACAATTAAGAAAAAAGGAAAAGAGGCAAGAGGAGCAAAAAAAGGTTCTTTCAATTATAAGGATGCAGTTGAAAAGGTATCCGATATTGTGGAAAAGGAAGGATATGAAATTAAGGAAAGAGCCAACTGGAATGGTTATTTCCTTGATGGGCTTAAAGTATTTCATGTAGCAAAATCTACAAGGTCGTTTCAACTGATGATTACAGTTGAAGGATTTGTTGCTCCAAAGAAAGGTGAATACAGAGAATTTACCAATGAAGAAATTACAAGTGGACACTTAGCTACTTGTATTGGAATTCTAAAAACAACAAGTCTTGACGTTGTTGAATCTGCGGTTGCACAGTTAACAAAAATTGCTAAAAAGATTCTTAAGGAAAGGAAGGAAGAAAAGAAAGAAAAGAAAGAATCAAAAAAGAAGTCAAAGAAAAAAGATACAGAAAAAAAGAAGTCAAAGAAAAAAGATACAGAAAAAAAGAAGTCAAAGAAAAAAGATACAGAAAAAAAGAAGTCAAAGAAAAAAGATACAGAAAAAAAAGAAGGATATTAAGGGGAAGGCAAAGAAGAAAAGCAAATCAAAGAAAAAGAAATAATTTTATCTTCTTACGTTAAGGACCATTAAATAAATGGTCCTTTTTTTATGCTCGTATAAAAGTATATTTACTTTTATAGATATATTAAGATAGAATGGAGGTATTGCATGAAAGAAAATATTATTTTAGGAGGAGGTATCTCCGGTTTAATTTTTCAATTTTATAATCCTGAATTTTTATTAATAACTGATTCGTTTGGCGGTATGCTTGAAAATGAAAAAGATTTTGGTGTAATGACATTGTGGGATACAAAAACAACAAGGCAATTACTCACTGACCTTGAAATAGAAATAAAACCAAAACATTCAGATATTCATTATTATTTTAATGGAAAAATTTATAAGGAAGCTCCTTCTCTGTTAAGAGAAGAGCACATAAGAAAAAAAATGGGACCATTAAGTTCTCTTATTGATTTTAAGGATTTGACTCTTTCTACAGATAAAACGAACTATATTCCATCTCTTAAAGTTGATTTTATTGAATTGTTGAAAAAGTTACGTAATAAATTAAATAGACATATTGTAGGAAGAGTTACTAAAATAAATGATGAATATGTGATAGTTAATATAGGAGAAGAAAACAAACTTGATTATCATACACACATGTTTAAGTATAATGCATTAATCTCTACATTACCTGCTTTTGTTTTTTGGGATATATGGAATGGTAAAAATTGCAAAGAAATATGTAACTTAGATGAATTTAATTATACATCAACTACAAATATATCAATGAAAAAGCTTGAAGGCAAATTGAAATCAAAGTTAATAGATTCAGGATGTTTGTCAGAAAATTTTCAACATTATGTTTATTTTATGGATGATAGTCCATATCATAGATTATCTCGCACAACATCTGGAAAATATTGTATTCAATTTCCTGGTGAATATTCCATTGAAAAAGTAAGTAAAATTTTAGATATTCCTATTAGTAAATTAAAAATAAGAATTAACAAAATAGGACAATTTGTTTCTCATAAAGGGAACATACCTCCAGATAATATTATGTTTCTTGGCAGACATGCTCAATGGGATTATAAAATTAAAGTTCAAGATATAGTTAGATTTTCTATGTTTTCAAAGTTCATGTGGCATCGTATGAGACAAGTACAAACAAGATTTAATAAAAATTTTATAAAGTTTAATGAAATTACATTTGAAGAAAGACAAAGGAAAACAGAGAAGTGGTTGCTTCATTTATTTAGTGAAGTAAATGAATTTCTCAATGAAATAAATTGGAAAATGCACAGAACTCATAAAGAAGTATTTAGACAGAAAATAATTGAAGAATGGATTGATATATTTAAATTTTTATTGGGATTAGCAGATGTCTGGGGAATAACTTCTTTAGAAATTTTCAATATGTTTATGGAAAAAAGTAAAATAGTAGAACAAAAATATTATAAAGAAATGGAGGAAAAAGATGAAGGAGTTTCAAGAGAAGAAAGTTCTAAATAAAGTTTGTTTTGGAGAAAAACCAGCTTTTGGAATTAAAGATGCAGTTACAAGTATTTCTGTTGAGTTAGTAGATTATCCAGAAGAAAGTTCTTTATATAGTACTATGTTTCAATTTATTATGGGTTCTTATGGGAATGAACCAAATAAATTAATAGAATACGTCCCAAGTGATGAGGAGATAGAAGAAGTAGTTGAGGCGTCATTGAAAGGAGAAGCATTACCATTAGCGATGGAAATTCCAAAGTTTACATTTCGAGTTAATGGAATTGATAGAATTATAACACATCAAATTGTAAGAAGCAGAATTGGAGTTGTTTATTCGCAGCATTGTACTGGTGATAATGATATTAGGCATGTTAATTATCTTATACCACATGCAATAGCGAAGTTAAGAAAGAAAAGTCCAGCATGGAATGAAAGAATAGGTAAATTTTTAGTAGAATCTAAAGAGATTTATGCTGATTTGATTGATAAAGAAAATATAAGTATTCAGGATGCAAGAGGATTTATTTTACCTCTTATGGAAACTTACATTTATATGAGTTGTAATTATATGATGATAAGAAATTTTGTAGCAAGAAGATTATGTGCAAATGAAACACATCAAATGCAGTTTATTGCACATTCAATGAGGGAATTAATAAGAATTAGGTTTCCTTTACTTGGTAAGTATTTACAAGGCACTTGTGATAAAATAAAAAAATGTGTGTTTAAAAAAAATGATTCGATATTTGCTGGTTCTGTTTATTATCCATGTGGAAAATATCCGAGATTTGATAATGAAGGAAAAGAAATACCAGTCGACCCAGAAAAATTTATACACAAAGAACCTTCAAGTTCTATGAGGGGAATACAATCAGTTGCAGAAAAATATAAGGAGGATTTAGCATTATGATAATAGCTGTTGAAGGTCCTGATTGTTGTGGAAAAACAACATTTGGAAATGAGTTAAGTAAAATATTAGATATACCAATTTTAAAATTGAAACAATTTGCTATATGCAAAAAAAGAAGTGAGACAAAATGTTGGGCACAAGTATCTTCAATGGAAAATTTTTCGCATAAGTTAAATTTTATATTGGATAGATTTTTGTTAACTAATTTAGTATATAACCAAATTTATTATAATATAAAGTCATGTAAAAGATATTTCAATTTAATTGAAAAAATGGATGTTATTATTATAATGATAAGTGTATCATTTAAAGAATTAAGAGAAAAAATAAAGGAGCGAAAAGACAATAAAGATGTAATGAAAGATATTAAACAAATACATCTTATTTACAATATGTGGTATCAGAAAATTAAAGAAAAATATAAATATCAAGATAGAATAATTTTACTAAATGGATTTCAACCTATGAAAGACATGTTATGGGAATTAGTTAATAAAAAAGAGTGTTCATTTTGGATAAAAAGTAAGATTTCTCCATGGTTAGAGAAATATTTGTAAGAGGATAAAATGAAAAAATATACAAAACAAAAATTTAAAAAGTTGTTTCCTTGGTTTTATGCAATAGAAAAAGGATTAAAAGCGCCAATTTCTTTTTTCCTATTGCCAACTGATAAATGTTTTTGTAAGTGTAATATGTGCACTCATTGGAAAATGAAAGAAAAAAAAGAACTTGATTATGAAACTGTAAAGTCAATATTAGTTGAAGCTCAGAAAAATGGAAGTCAATCTGTTTCACTTTCAGGTGGAGATATATTTGCATGGAAACATGTTGAGAGATTATTTTGTGATAAAAGTATTACATTAGATTTTCAAGTAACTACTCCATTAATTTTTCCTATTAAATTTGATTTATCTTTGTTAAAAAGGATAAAATGGTTACGTATATCTTTTGATGCAATTGATAACAATACATACAAAGAAATAAGAGGAGTAAATAAAGTACATAGAGTTATAGAGAATATTAGAAATATAATTAATAATAATTTAATTAAGGATATAGGAATTGCAACAGTACTTCAAAAGAAAAATTTAAATCAAATAGATGTTTTAGCTGACTTTATTAAATCTTATGAAATAAAAAGATGGATAGTTCATCCAGTTGATTTTAATCCTGATTTAAGTTTAGATACACAAACTATACATGATGTTTTTAGATATTTAGTTGAAAAATATAGTAAGAGTATTCCTATAAATAACTGGGATGTTTATTTGAAAGAAAATAATGAATATGAAAAGGCGAATGATTTACCATGTTACATTGCAAAAATGAAAGCATTTATTGATGCAAGTCTTCGTATATGGCCTTGTTGTAATTTAGCAATGGACTCAAGAGGCGATGAAGAAAGGGCGGAACATTTAATGATGGGTAGATTAAAACCTGGAAGATATGCAGGATTAAGATTTATTAAGATATGGCAAAATAAAAGAAATTATTTAGATAAATTTAATAGTTTTAAAGACATTCATCCTTTATGTAAAAGTAATTGTAGATTTAAATATTTTTATTACAATCTTGGTTATCATTATTGTAAACAAAGATTGAGCACAATATATCTTTAGGAGTAAGTGTATGAGTTTAAATTTACCAAATGCTTTTCCTAAAAAGTTAGATTTAACTCCACCAAAATATAAAAAGGAAAAGAAAACATATGTTCCAATTCATGTTCATTCATCGTTTTCAACATATGATGGATGTTCTACTATAAAGGAATTAGTAGAAGTTGCAGACAGTCTTGGTATGCATGCAATTTCTTTGTCAGACCACGGAACAATGAGTGGAGTGTTTTCTTTTGTTCAAGAGTGTAAAGAAAGAAAGATAAAACCAATTGTTGGATGTGAATTATATATTAATGAAAACAGACGTGCAGAAAAGAAAGATGCTTCAAATGAACATTTATGTTTATTTGCTATGGATATAAGGGGGTATAAAAATTTATTAAAAATTATGTATGATGCTGCTACAAATGGATTTTATTATCGTCCAAGAACTGATTTAAATTTTATAGAAGAAAATTCTAAAGGACTTATTTGTACAACTGCTTGTTTAAGTTCACCAATAATAAAACCAAGTCTTGAAGGAAATGATGAGAAAGCAATAAAGAATTTAAAAAAGTTAAAGAGAATATTTGATGATAGATTGTATATAGAGTTTAATTTTAATGAAATGGATGTGCAAAAAGAGGCTAATAGCAAATTAAAAAAATTAGCAAAAAAGTATAGAGTTAAAGGTGTTTATGGACTTGATGTTCATTATACATATAAGGAAGATGTTTGGGTTCAAGATATTTTAAAGTTAAATCAGAGAAAGACAACAATACATGATTCAAATTGGAAGGATTATGTATTTTCAGCTAGAAGATTATTTTTAAAGCCATATAAAATTGCTTTAAAGGAGCCAAAATTATTAGGATACGATGATTTTAATTTAAAATATGTTGAGTCGTTACTTGAAGCAACGAATGAAATAGCGGATAGAGTAAACTTTGATTTAGAATTTGGAGTGCACGCACCTTATTACACTTATAAAGGAAAAAGAGTAAACGCAAAAAAGTTTTTAAAGACATTAATAAATAGATTTTTTATGAAAAAAATAGAACAGAAAATTATTTCAAAAGATAAAAAACAAATTTACAAAAAAAGGATGGAATACGAATACAATTTAATAGTTGAATGCAAATATTGTAATTATTTTCTTATTATTTGGGATATGGTAAAAAATTCAAGAAACAAAGGAATTTTTAGAGGAATTGGGAGAGGTTCTGCGGCTGGTTGTTTAATATCCTTTTTGTTAGATATTACTGGTGTTGACCCAATAAAATATGGTTTACTGTTTGAGAGGTTTATGGATATTCAGAGGAAGGACCCACCAGATATTGATTTAGACTGGGAGCATGAACGCGGCGAAGAAATTGAAGATTATTTAAGGAAGAAATATGGTGAAAAGAAAGTAGCGCATGTATGCACATATTCTTGGTGGAGAACTAAATCTTCCATTGGAGAAGTGTTTAAAACAACAGGAGAGAAGATAGAAGATATATTTAAATTAAAAAAGATGATTAGGTTTGATGAGGGAGATAACAGAGATAGCAAAAATGTCGATGCTGCATTAAAGTATGTAAGAGAAAATTTTAATGATAAAACAGTAATGGATATGTTAAATAGGCAGAAAAAGATTGGAATTCCTATTGTAAAGAGATTGGTTAATAACATTAAAAATGTAGGAATGCATCCTGGTGGAGTAGTAGTTTCTCCTAAACCTATTTTTAATTATATACCAGTTGTTCGACATAAAGACAATATATTGACTGGATTTTCTCAAGGTAGCGATGGAAGAACAGAACTTGAGTGGATTGGATTAATAAAGATTGATAATTTAAGAGTTAAAGCAGTAACTGTAGTAAAAGAAACATTGAGGTTAATAAAAGAACGACGAGGTATAGATTTATTTGAAGGAATATGGAATATTAATGTAGAAGAAAAAGAAGTTTATAAGTATTATCAAGAAGGAAAAACAGAGGGGGTATTTCAAGTAGAATCAGAAGAAATAAATGCATTTATGAAGAGGTTGAAACCAGAATGTTTTGATGATTTAAGAGCAATTGTAGCGTTATTTAGACCTGGTTCTTTAGCATCTGGTGAAGCAGATAAATTTATAAAGAGGAAACATGACGAGGAAAAAGTTTTGTATGTTCATCCGATATTAAAAAAGTATGTTGGTAGCACATATGGATGTTTTGTTTATCAAGAACAAATAATGAACATAATGAACGAGTTATGCGGGTTTCCGCGGAGTAAAACTATGAGATACATGAAATTAATGAAAAAGGTGTATGATACGAGTGATAAAAGAATAATTGGTGTTGTTAATAAAATGAAGAAAGGATTGATAAAACTTTCTAAATTTACAAAAGAACAAGCTGATAAGTTATGCGATGTAATGTTAGAAAGTTATAATTATATTTTTAATAAATCTCATTCAACATCGTATGCTTTGTTTTCATATCAGATGATGTGGTTAAAATATCATTATCCTTTGGAATTCTTTTGTGCATTATTATCAAAGACAGAAAACAAAAGAACTGAACATAAGGGTGGAAAAATAGATATTAAAATAAAGAAATATATTAGTGGTGCAAAAAAAATTGGTATCAATGTTTTACCTCCTAAATTTGGTAAGTCTCAACAAGAATTTATAATTGAAAATGATAATGTTCTTCGTGCGGGTACTAATGTTGTTGTTGGATTAGGTAAGTCTGGTGATGAATTATATAAAGTCAAATCAAGAAAAAATGGAAAGTATTATATTGAAGATATGGTTGAGTGTAAAGATATTAGTTGGGCAAGGTTAAATAAGAGAAAAGTTGAAACGTTAATTAGCATAGGGTTTTTTGATGGTTGTGTTAAAGTGATTAAAAAAGTGACAAACAAACAATTAATGTATGCTTGGAAAAAGTTTAATGAAAGAAAAAAGAAGAAAGGAGATGTTAAATTATTTATAGAGTGTTTAAGGGAATCTATAAAGGAAGTTGAAGGAAAGTTTAAAAAGAGAGAGCAGATAGCATTTCAAATTCAAGCATTTCGTTTTTTCTTTTCAAAGCACCCATTAGATTCTAAAAGATTAAGAAAAGTTATAGAACGATATAATAATGATGTGAGCAAAAGCACATTAAAAATAAAAGATGTAAATTCAATGAATAAATCAAAAAATAATAGAGGTACTATTATAGGATATATTAATGAGATAAGAATTACAAAGCCCAGAAGAGGGCCATCTGCTGGTGAGAAAATGGCTATTGTTGGAATTGAGGATTCAAAGGATAAAGCAAAAATATTAATTTGGCCTGAGTTTTATTCAATAGACAGGTATAAAAAGATATTAGTTGAGGGAAATATAGGTATTTTTAGGGTTAAAAGAAAATATAGCAATGATGAGGATGAATCAAGTACTTGGGAATTATTGAGTGTTGGTAATAGAGCGCATTTAATATCTGATAAAGATTTAAAGAAAATAGTAAGTAAAAGAGGTTGATATGAGAAAATTAAAATGGAGAGATAAGCCATATAAGACATTTCGTAAAGATATTGAGGATTTAAAAGTACGTATTGCATATAAGAAATTAAGAAATAAATTGTCATTAAAATCACATCGTGAAAGTGACGAAGCGTTAATTGAAGCAAACGATTCAAGTGCTGAAGATTATTCTTTAGCATCTGATTTATTTTTAATTGCTAAAGATGAATACGATAAGTTTGCAACATATTATGAAATAGAGATGTCAAGGTTAAATTTTTTGGCACAAAGTAAATTAGAGAAGAAAAAAAAGAAGAAAGAATTATCCTCACAAATAACTAAGGATTTAAAAAAGGATTGGATAATAAAAAATCGTACAGAAGAATACGAATATTTAGAAAGAAAAAAAAGAGAATTGAAAACAATAATGAATCGTATGGAGATTATAAAAGAGAGTTGGAAACAACGTATGTCGAGTTTACAGTCACAGGCAAGGGCTGTAGAATTCCGAAGACAAAGATTAGGAGGAAAGAAAATTGGTAGAGAGGAAAAAGATAATTAAGAAAAAGAAATTTGAAGTAAATAATGATGTAATTGATGCAACTCAAAGGTCAAACGAAATATTTCATAAGTCACAATCTTCGTGTACTATTAAAAGAGATAGTAAAGGTTCTGTTAATCTTGAAGTGAAAGTATATGATGATTCTGCGGAAGAAGCAGTAAGAAGAGCTATATTTGAATTTAAAAAATTAACTAAAAAGATTTAACTAAAGGAGTAAAAATGCCAAAAACAAAAGAAAAGAAAAAGAAGAAAAAAAAATCTTCAAGTGGAATGGGAAGTAGAGATTTTGTGAAAGATACTAAGTCAAGGAGAGGTGATATTGTAATGTGGAAGGAAGATGGAAAGATAGTTGTATTCGTTCATCCAGTTGGATTTTTTCCTCGTCGAATTTATTGGCTTGATGTTATTGTTGAAGAGGAAGAAGGAAAAGGTGAACCGAAGAAAGTGAAGAAAAAGGTGGTGAGAATTAATTTTGTGTGTCCAGGAATTAAAAAAGGGTGTCCAATTTGCGAATTGAGAGAACATTTAAAAGAAAACGAAGATATTGAAGACGACGAAGTTATTTATCGTATTGGTAAAGGTAAAAAGGGAGTTGAGATTACTAAAGGTGATATGTTAAATATTAAGGGTTACGATTGGAAGTTATCATGGGTACCAAGTAAAGAATATTTATGTGGAATTGTTGATGTTGATAATGTTGAAGCTGGTGTTAATACATTTATTGCTGCAGCAGGATTAGGTAATAAAATTGCTTTGTGCATAGAAGAAAGACAGGATGAAAAGGGAAAAAGAAAAGGTGACCCATTAAAAAATCCATGGGCAATGAAGTTTCAGTATAAACCAAAAGCAAAATCTCCTGTTGATAAGTATTTATGTTTTTACAATGATGCAGAATTAACTGATGAAATTAAAGAGTTGCTTGAAGGTGATGCACCAGATTTTTTCGGGTTAATTGCACCGGCTGACCCTGTAGAAATTTGGGATGCAATTAAGGATGGTATTGAAATTGACTTTTCTCCTTCGTGTGAAGAAGAAACAAAGAAAAAGTCAAAGAAAAAGAAAAGTAAGAAGAGTAAGAAAGATGAGGATGAGGATGAGGATGAGGATGAGGATGAGGATGAGGATGAGGATGAGGATGAGGATGAGGATGACGATGAGGATGACGATGACGATGAGGATGAGGATGAGGATGAGGATGAGGATGAGGATGAGGATGAGGATGAGAATGACGATGAGGATGAGGATGAGGATGAGGATGAGGATGAGGATGACGAGGAAGATGAGGATGAGGATGACGAGGAAACTGATACATGTCCAAAGTGTGGTAAGAAGGTTGCTTTATCCGCAAAGAAGTGTCCTTACTGTAAAGTGGAATTTGTAATTGATGATGATGACGACGAAGAGGAAGATGATGATGACGAAGAGGAGGAAAAGTCAAAAAAGAAAAAGAGAGGTAGACCAAAAAAAGAATCATCTAAATTTAAAAAAGGTGAAGTAAAATGTTCTCATTGTAAAGCAAAAGTTCCAGTTAATAAAAAGAGGTGCCCTTCTTGCGGTGAAAAATTAAAGTAGGTAAAATGAAAAAAACAAAAATAAAAAAGAAAATAATAAAGAAGAAAAAAGACTCAAAATCTGTAGAAACATTAAAAGACATTGCTAAGAATTTTGGTAGTCTTGAGTTTTTATCTGACGAAGAACAATTATTTATTTTGCCGACAATTTTTCCTTCTTTTAATAGAGCTTCTTTTATTGGAGGTTTACCTGGAGGTTCTATTGTAGAATTACATGGGCCAAATCAAGGAGGTAAGACTGCTTTGGGTATTGCTTTTTTGGTTTCTGCTCAAAAAGAAGGTCACATTGCTATGGTTTTTGATTATGAGGGTTCATTCAAGGATAAAAAGTGGCCTAAAGCATTAGGGTTGAATTTAAAAGAAACGCTTTATAGGTCACCAATTTGTTATGAAGATGGTGCTGATGAAATAAATGAATTTATAATAGAGTTTAAAAAGAAACAAGGAAAAGGGAAGTTTAAGGATAGAATGCTTTTTATTTTAATTGACTCTTTAACTTCTATGGTTCCTCGTGATGAATTAGAAGGAAAGGTTGGAAAAAAGAATTTTGGATTGCATGCTAATTTAACTTCTCAATGGTTAAGAAAATTGAATGCTTTAATTAAAGGAACTAATATTTCTGTCATTTTTGTTAATCAGGAAAGAGCAAGAATAGGTGCAGGACCATTTGAGAAAAAGTGGCATTCTGCTGGTGGAGAAGCACTTCAGTTTTATGCACATGTAAGAATAAGAGTTTTTAAATCGTTAACAATTAAGAAAAAAATTGGAATTGTAGGTAAGGAGCATAAATTTCTTGTGGAAAAAAATAAAACAAGTGCTCCTGATGAAGAAGGATACTTTTACACATCCAACGGAAAAGGAAAAGTACTATTAGGTTTTGATATGTCAAAATTATTTTTTAAAGAAGCGTTTATTCAAAGAATATTTAAGAAGAGTGGAAAGAAATATAAGTGTAAATTTGATAATGAAATGAAAAACGGATTAATGGAAAGTTTTGTAGTTGAAAAAATAAGAGAAGAAAAGAAGTTTCAAAAATGGTTAAATAAAAAATTTAGTAAAAATATAGGTAAATAGGAGGTTAGTAATGGACGATATGGATAAAGCAAGAGAATTAGTGTTGAAAAATTATTTTGGCAGTAATGGTATTTCTATGAAGGAATTTGAAAAGATAGAAGAAAGAATTAAAGATGATATTATGTTTTATATAGGACTTAGCGTTAATAATAAGCATGGGCGGATATTTACTATTTTAACATTAGTATATTTGATTAAGTTAAAAAAATATATATGTGATAATGAAATTCCAGAAGAAGTAAGCAAAATGTTAGAATATATTAATGGAGGGAAGTAAGTTGAGAGGTATTATACTTGGGGACCTTCATTTCGGTCTTAATTACAAAGGACTGGATTACAATATTAAAATTTTTAGAAAGGTTAATAAAATAATATTAGAAACAACAAAAGGAAGAAAAGTAGATTTTATAGTTTTTCTTGGTGATATATTTCACTACACAGGATTGTCTATTGATAATATGATGTATTTTTTAGAAGTAATAAAATATATTTGTTACGATGTTGAATGTTCAACTTATGTAATTGAGGGAAATCACGATAGAAAAACTACTGGTAAAGGAAAAAAGTTGATATTTGATTTTTATGAGAAGATAGGTTATGAAAATATTCACTTTATTCGTAGAATTGAAATTGTAAAATTTAAGAAACAAAAAACAATATTTTTATTTATTCCAAATGGGATAGATGAAACAAATAATATAAGTACGCAGGAAGAGTTAGAAAGAGAATCAAAAAAAATACTTAATAATAATAAAGGATGGAAGATTATAGTGTTTTCGCATTTAAATGTTAAAGGCGCAAAGGTGATGGAAGATGTTACAATTGAAAAGTATGAAATGAGTGTTCCTAGTGTATTAATAAAATCTAAAAAAGTAAAGAAGATTTTCAATGGGCACCTTCATATTCCACAAGTTATTGGAAAAATAGAAATGCCTGGTTCAATAGAGACTTTAAGATTTGGTGAAGGAAGTGAGCGATTTTTTATAGAAATTTCTATATAAGTTAAGTTATTACAAGGGGATAATTACATGAAAGTTAAATGGAACAAGTTGGATTCTACAAAAATGGTAGAATTAAATTATAAGTTATTGAAAGAGAATTTAAATATTCGTATTCCAACTAATTTGAAAGATGCAATAGTTAAAATTAATTGTGTTGTAAGCCAAGATAATTTTAACAAGGATATTATAGATATTATTATTGAAAAAGTAAAAAAACAAAATCCATTACTTGTAATAATTGGTACAATTACAATAAAGAGAGAAAAATCAGAAATAGAAGAAAGGAAATTACCCTTGAGTCTTTCAAGAAAGGAATTGATAAAAGAATTTATTAAAAAAAATGCTCATAAGGATTTAAGAAAGAAAATAAGTAAAAGAGTAAAAAAGATAATGGAAATTACAAATAAGAGTTGAAGAAATAGAAGTGGAATATTTTCTTACTTTTGGAAGGAAATTTAAACGAAAATTTCTTGATTCATTTAATGCAATGATTTTAGGAAAGTGGAAATCACAACCAAAGCGTTCTAATGGTTCTGGCAAAACTAATTTTGTTGAGATATTTAAATTTTTATTATATGGAAAAGCTCGTGAAAAATTTAATGATGAAATTCCAAATGACAATTTTAATAAATCTGCAAATTTAAGAGGAGTGTTTAATTGTAATGGTAAAAAAATAGATATTAGAAGAACGGTTAATGGTAGTATTTCTACATTGAAAGTTAAGGGTTGGGGCAGAATAAATAAAGATGATGCACAAAGAAAATTAAATGAGGAAATTGGATACAGTTATGAAGATTTTATAAGTACATGTTATTTCGAACAAGGTGATATACATCAATTTATGAACTCAAAGAGTACAGAAAAAATGATGATGTTAGAACGTTGGTTAAACATTTTTTTATGGGATGAATATGAAAAAACATGTAAACAAAAAAAAGTAGAAATTGAAAATAGAATAAAGGTAATTGAAGAAAATGTTAGAAAAGTAAAACAATTAAGACTTATATTTAAAGAATTAAAAGAGGAAAAAGAGAAAGTTGAAG